GTGATGCTGCGGTAGCAGAAAGCAGGACAAAAGCATCAGACCTGAAAATTGTCACAACAAAAACGGGACAAAAACAATATCGGTATAAAGGCAGAATTGTCAGCAAAGACCGATATATGGAATTGTCTCGCAAAGTTTCCGGTGAACGTAAGGGCGAGCTTGGTACTACGAAAATGCCGCCGGGGGAGCTTCCAACAGAACCGGTAGTTCGTGGCGATCTGATGGATATTTTCGGGACCGCTGTTGTTCATGGACAAGGCGTTGTGGTTGTCCCAATCAATCAAGGGCATGTCCACGGTGCTGGCTTGGCGAAGATGTTTAAGGATTACATGGCTAATCCTCACGTCATGCCAATTTACGTTAAAAAGCATTGGCGTGATGAAGCCAATATTGATTTGATGAAGGATGGTTTGCGCCGCCTGATCAATCGTGCTCGATCTGAACCGGACGTACAGTTTTATCTGCCCCTGATGGGTCTTGGACATGGTCAAGGTGATCCAAAGGTGATTCTTCCGTTGTTGAAACAAACGATGGAGGCGTCTCCTAATATTCATATTGTTATTCCTACCCGTGAAGCTCTTCTGAAAACGCCGAAAGGAACGACGCGTACAGATAAGACACCCGAGCTGTTGGCTCAGATTGAAGAGTTCTTCGGTATTAAAGAGGGGCTCCCTGATGAAGCCGGTATCGTTAGAGAACAGCCTGAAGGTAAGGTTGTTTCAGAAGAAGGCATCATTCGTGAAGAGGGGGCAATCCGTGAACAGGACGGTCCTGATCCGATAGGTGATGCTATTGTTGAGGAAGGAATTCCCAAGAAGGTTTCTGAACTCAGCACAGATGAGGTACGCCGTGTTGCCGAATCGCTTGTTGAGGTTGAGCGCAAACGAGGTGTTCAGACTGAGTATGAAGATGCTGTCGAACGCATCTTGACGGCAGCAAAAGAAGAACAGACCCGTCAGGGGGTGTCAGAACTTCCGGGGGAAGAAGCGCAAAAGAAGGTCTTTGGTGGTGTTGTTTATGAACGTAATAATAATGTTGCGACCGACGAGAACTTTATCCTCAGCCGTATCCGATCTGTTGATGACATCATCAATATTATGAATCGTACTCAAAATCCCGAACTTGGTTTTCAGATAGCGGATCAGCATTTGATCATGATGGCAAAAGAACTATCGCCAGACCAATGGATTATGGCTATCATGAGTTCGGTTTATGGTGTTGATCCTCGTGCTTTGAAGGCCGGAGAAATTCGCGACTATATCGAATCCAAGAATGGAAGGTTGCGAGAGGATTTGAAGCGCGAATTTGTTCTTGGTCATGACACGCATACCGCCCTGCGAGCGATTTACAATAATCTCAGAAGTGCAGTCGAACGTGACATCACAGATGTTTATTCGGCAGACGGTCAATTGAAATTACGACCAACAGAAAATGTAGATGGTTCTGGGAAAAAACTGCCAGATTATTACAAACGAACTGTTCTTGATGATTTGGTAGATGATGGGAAAATAGGTGGCGTTGTTTATCTGAACTTTTTAGGACGGCACGAAAAGACAGAAGATGGAAGGATGATTTTCAATCCACATGATCAGGCGGGTTCTTTTGATAAGTTGGATACGTCCGAAAAGATCATGATGGTTGATGCAGCCCTTGAACGGGCCGGTCTTGTTATGCACTGGCCTTTTGAAGTTTCGCCTACAATGGTTGGTCTTCGTCCAAGAAAAGCCGTTACTGATCTGCCTGTCCAGAAGTTATATGAACAGGTTCTTCGTGAGCTTTGGCCCGGACAACAGGAAGCGCGTTGGCAGGGACAAAAGCCAATTAATGATGCAAAAGAATGGCTTGATGCCAGATTGACAGGAAAAACAGAGAAGTCACAACACGCAGAACTGGTTAAGATCAAAACGCGCATGGAAGCTGCGGAAGCAGAACTCGGCCCCGGCGGAAAATTCAAGGGACTTGACGTTGCTTCCAAGCGTGGTAAAGCGATTATCCGTGATGCGGTTTCGCTTGAAGGGCATGAACACTTCAAAAAGAATCCGATTGAAGTCAGGGTGATTGACGACAATCAGATTGATGCGATCACTCAGTTGTTGACGGGACTTGATCCAGACAATGTTCGAGTTGATTCGCACGGCTGGGCTCCATCAGCTTGGATTGATGAGGTTTCGTTTTCAACCGGTGCGCCTCTGGATGCAAAAGCGGCGAAGCTGGAATTCTTTGGTCGCCCGATGAATGTGGGTGATATTCGGGATGCTAAATTGCCCGGATTCACTGAGACAGAATTGCGGACTCGTTATCGTAAATCTACAGGGATGCTGGATGTAGACGGAAGGGGCAACCCTTTGCCAATCGAGCAGGTTGCGCGTGTGTTGGAGAATCATCCAGTCATGCTCAAGACGGTTATCACTGCTTTTCCAGATCTGAACATGTACGGCGCTCGTGGTGAAGCCGCAAAGCAAAGAATGCGGGAAATTGCTCCAGACCTGTTTGATGCTGAAGGAAACTTTACAGCACGAGAACAGATAATTGTAGCTCGGTCAGCTCAAAAAATCGGGTCACTTGACAAAATCCGGTTCCGGCCTCGTGATGTAAAGCGAGTGGCAGTTCAAACTGGTTCAGAGGCAGTCGGTCGTCTTGGTTTTCAGGCCATGAATTTCGCACCGGGGCGGATTGGAAAACATTATGTCGATGATCTTTTAGGCCCAGCGGTTGATCATCATGTTGATTTGATGATAGATCTAGCCACAGCTAACCCGAAAGAATTCGCGAACGAATTGAATATTCTCTTGCGTGATTCTGAAGCCCGTGGTGTTGGTGCATTCATGACCAGTTATAATGACCTGAATCGCTTGCTTTCAAACGGTGTGCCTATTCAGTCGCCTGCTGTAAGCCTGCTTGCCATGCCATATGTTGTTCGTCGCGCTTATGTTAATGGAATTCTGAAGGCTGCGATGCCGGGAGCACAGCGTTCAACAATCGTTCCTGATGTTTTTGGACTTGTTGAGCCGGGGGAGGCTTATGTCCCATACAATGTGCTCAAGAAGTTCTACGCAGATCCAGCAAACAAGCAGCGGGCTTTCGACGTTCGAGTTCTTGATGATGTTTTCCACGATAATGGGGCAATGCATCAGCAGTTGGTCGCGGGAAAAGGTGTTGACTTAGCAGCAGCTGGTATTGAGTTACATATGGCGGTTAGTCGCTTCCCGACTCGTGGTAAAGATGGCCTTTTCTCTGTTCGTGTTGCCGGTGTGTTGCCGGAAGGTCGTGGGAATGTTCTAATGTTGAATTCAAGACAGGTGAAGAACCGTCTTGATGCTGACTATGATGCTGATACAGCACATTATTCTCTTGGTGTTGATCCAAAAAGTCCTACCCTTGAATATTTCAATAAACCGTCTACGCCGGTGTCAATTACAGATGGTAAGGGCCGTCTGCAGGTTCCTGTTTTCAACAATGATCACTCTTTGCTAAGAGATCGGAACGGAAATGTTGTTTATGAACTGGTAGATGAACCGTCTTCTGGGGTGTCACCCGGATTTGTAAACCGGAAACAAGGTTTTATTGAAACAATCCGTGGACAAGCTCGTCGTATGTTGTTTGATGGTGATGCAATTGCACAGACAGCATCTGAATATCACTATGGGCAAAAGGCTGTCGGACAGATTGTATCGTTGATGGCACAGCGACGGGTGATTGCAGATAATCGTCTTCAGCCAAAGATCAAGATTGGTGAACTTGAAACACGGGTTCGAGCTCGTGATAACAAGGATATGGACGAACTGGCTGCGTACATGACCTCCATTGCAACCGACAATGCGAAGCATCGCGCTATGTCTCGTTTAGGATATGATCCACTTCTGTTTGAGATGTCATTGTTTGAGGCGCAAACAAAAGCCGGGAAGTGGAGACCGCTTACAGCTATTCCAGAGATCCAAAAGACACCGAAGGTGTGGGCAGGCATACAAAAGCAAATTGGCAACCGGCTTGAGTTTTTCAACTTTGTGACCAGAATTACGGGTCAAGGCCCAGAACGAGCTGCTGCTGATTTCTTGTCGTGGTATTATTCTCCAGATTCTGCTGAGATTCGCGGGATGATTGGTGTCGATATAGCAAAACAGCCCACTTCGCCAACTCTTTTGAAACGGAAAAAGGGAGAACCGGAGCAATTCCTGCTTCCTGCTGGTATTCGCAATTCTGGTGCATTGAAAAATGCAGGCAGGGCCAACGGAATCGAGCTTTCCCATGCGCTAAATCTGATGGGCGGTATTGTTGAACGTCTTGAAGTTCTTGGCAGGGGCGGGATGTCTGCTCGCGAGCGGTTGATCTTGAAGATGCGTGAAACCGGCCTGCTTGCTGAACCAATGGTTCGGACGGTTGAGCGTGGCTCAGGAAAGAACCGTAGAAGGTTTGCCGAAGTTGAGATCGCATCTCCATTGATGTTCAGTCGTAACGCGGCTTTTGAAACACATAAAAAAGCTCGTGAAGCACTGTTTCGGGAAAACCGTCAGATTATGAACAGTTGGTTCAGACGACGCAGGTTTAAGCCAGAAGGGTGGTCGCTGAAGAACTTTAATTCATGGCAATCGGGGTTGGTTAAACGTCATGAAGGCAGTCAAAGACTGTTCAGGTTTACAGAAGAGGGGCAGGCCCGTTGGGAGCGGTTGTTTGGTAACAAGCATTGGAAAATTCTCGAAGATGTTCATGATCTGATGCGTGATCATGAGGTTGCTGAAGCGAAAGGCTTTAAGACCCGTTGGGATTCGTATGTAGATACTGATCCTAACACGGGTAAATCTCGTATTGTGAATGGTGTCAGCCGGAATGTCCAAGACATGATGCAGGTCGTGTCTTCTGATCCAGCTACGGGAAGATTTGAACGCATGATGGCTGACATGCTTTTCCTTTATGATGATACTTTCCCAGCAGCGGCATTGACAGACGCAATACAGAATCGTTATGGCGAAAAGTTTAATCAGCACTATCTGCCGGAAGCGCAAGGTCAGTTAGTCACACAAGCTAAATATTCTGAAGACTTTGGCAGTCTTCTACATTTTCTTGGTCGTGGGAACAGAAAGCAGATTCTTGAAATTCTTCGCCAACGACAAATGGAAGATGGGATCGCCGCAGCACGAGAAAAGTTGAATCGGTACGGTAAAATGCGTCGAGGTTCTGTGAACTTCGGTGTGTTGTTTGATGCGGCAAAGACTATATTCGGAGGCCAACCCGATCATGTAACAGCGCACGGGAGTGTTGCGGCGAAGTCGCCACACAGGGATTCGATACGAAAAGACTTAAATGAAATATTTGATGTTGGTCAGGATGTGGTTCCTCTGTTTGTGGGAGAAAACCGTAGAGCTGATACTCAGTTGGATGCTCTTCGTAGTGATGTCAGAAAGTTTCTTGGTCATCCCGATATTGGTGATGGCGAAGCATGGCTTTACTATGTGGCACAGGATAAGATTGATGCGTGGTCGATGGATCTTCCTCGACCAATAACAGAACAAGAAGTTCTTCGTCTTCGACAGAAGTGGAATGATAAGACCAGTCGAATGACAGAAGATCGTCCAGCATCACCATTAATGGCAAAACTCCAATTCATGGATACTATTTTCGGAATGGAAGTCGAGGCGCTGAAATTCTTTGATGGTATCAATACGGCTCATGGACGTGAGGCGGAATTCTTGGCACGTTCGGGGATGAAGTTACAGCAGTTCAGAAAGTTGTTCTCTCGACTTGAGCAAGAAGATCCCGAAGCCGGTGTATTCTTTGCGAAAACACTTGAAGGCAGGGGTCTCTGGTCATGGAGTCACGATCTCGCGGGGAAACTACAAAACCGAAACCCGGACACCGTACCCGTTGACCAGAGACCCATGCGTTTAATGGATTTCCAAGACCTGTTGATGATCGGCCTGCGGGACGAACCTGCATACAGTGTTATACGTGAAAAGTATGACAGCCGTCCCGGCTTAATGCTTCCAGATAAACCGTTATTGATCGAGTCAGAAGTTAATACATGGAAAAAGCGATATAAAGCCGCAAAAGGAGAAGCAGCAAAATATCGAGTTCGGGAGTCTTTAACAAAAGCATTGGAAGAAAAGTGGGACACACAGGTGTTTGCGTTGCGCCCTGAAATGTATGCCGCCGTTCGAATGATTCAGGGTGGCAAAGATTTGAAAGATGCTCTTGTTGGAATTCCTGAAGTTAAAAACCCGGAACTGTGGGTTTCGCATGAAGGAGCTCTTCGCGGGAAACATGCTGGATTCTTGCAGGACTTTTTGCGGGAGGGTAAAGATTCAAACGGCAATCGCCGGATGGAAGGTTATCTGATCGAGTCTGCGGAGGCTTCACTTCGAAACGAACATCATCATCAACGCCGTTATTTCGAGGTGGCTCGTAATGCAAACAAGCAAGGATCGGAAGAGTGGGCATATTGGAATGCTTTAATGCAGGCCGATATTAAAAAGTACAACGGTGCTGTCAGCAAACTTCGTGCTGGGGGAACCGTCTTTTATGGTTCAATCAAAGGTCTTGGTTTTGGTCATCGTCGTCGATACTATCCGATGGGTAAATGGGATATTGCACGGGCTCAGGCTGGTGTAGAAGGTGCTCGTCGCGGTGGGCAAATTTCAGCCAGTATGCTTCGCAGAACCGATGCTGATGGTTATGATGTAAGGGTTATCGGTCGTGATTCTGTTGATCCTGTGAAGGATATTGCTGGTTATTTCGAGATGAATCATCGTGTCTGGCGACACAATATCTTTGCTAAAGAGTTTGGTGGATTCTATTCTGAGGTTGCTGCAGAACTTTCCAAGTTACGTGGTGCTGGTGTCGGAACTCACAGGGCTAATCGTTTAACATATCTGGTTGAACGAGCAAAGATGCTTGAGGATCATATTACCCGTCCTCACGATTCGAACATTGAATTGATCGCGCAAATCTTTGGTAACGTACAGTTCACGACCAAGCTGGGTGCAATTAACATTGCTTCGCCTATTCGTAACATTGTTGGCGGTATGTCCATGTACGGTGTTGATCAGGGCATCAAAGCAATGTACACCGGTCTTCGTGAAATGCAGACAGCAGAGGGCCGTGTCATCCGAAACAGGATTGATATGTTCTCTACACAGGCTGCGTCTGCAGAACAGATTGCTGGTGGTTTTGATCGTCCTGTGATGTTGTCAGAATCGCAACGCCGTATGAATGATCTCCTCTGGGATCATGTTGGTGGTGATCGAGGTGGTGTTGGATCGGATTCCTATAAGCGGTGGGACAACAAGCTGCTTAATTGGACAGCCGAAAAAACTCGTCGTGCGTCAGAAGTTCTGGGTAAAGGATTTACATGGTCGGAAAAGCAGACTCGTGCTATTGCGCTTGGTTCTTATCGCCGTGTTTACAATCAGGCATATTTGAATCTGCGAAGACGATTCGGTAATTCAAACCCGGAATTTCTGCATGTTGAAGCAGACAGAATGGCTCAACGTGCAACGATGAGAACGAATCAATTAGTTCAAGGTGAATATCGTTCCTTCTTTACCAACGATGTACTTCGTTCTCCAATGGGACCAATTCTGTTTGCGTTCCAGAAATATCATGCAACCCAGCTCAGGCTTTTGACTCGCTATCACAAGGAGCTGGCTTCTGATGTTTCCAAGATCGGGATTCGTGGCTCGTTGCCGGGACAGCGTTACAGTGGCGCAAAAATAATCAAGGGGATTGTTGACGGGCGTGATCCAGCATCAAGACTGTTCCGTTTTTATCTTTCACATGGTATGGTAGCGGGGGCGGCGATCCTTCTTGGTGCAGAATCAATGATTCGTCTGATGCCGAATCCTGAATTCCAGACCGCGTTTGATATTGCTACCTACATGCTTGAAGATGAACGGGACAGGGAAGAGCGTGGTGCATTTGGTCGTGGACCAATGTCAACAGAAGAAGGGATTGGTTACTTGGTCGCTGGATCGTTCGGAGGACCGGGGCTTCAGACCGCTCTTGATATTCTTCTGACTCTTAGCAACGGTGAATACAGCCGTCTTGCCTTCAATTCAGCGAATAACATGTTCGGCGGTTCTTATGCCCGAACGTGGATGGATGAAAACGAAGAACCGCACCTGTCAGGTATTCTCCCTGATCTGTACCAAGTAGGTAGTGCAAATATGTCACTTGGCAGGGCGGCTCTTCGTTGGGCTGGTGTTAATCAGTCTGAATGGCAAATGCGTGGGAATTGGGAACAGTTGGAAGACCTCAAAGATCGTATGGAAGACCTTATAGGTCGTTGATCACTTGATCGAACGCCGCTGTTACAAAATTGATTGCATCATAATCAAGACCGATGTTTCTACTTTGTAACTGGTGGAGAAAGCTGGATATCGCTTCCCGTTTTGCGGTCAACATCTCTGTTGTACGGGTTCTGGAAAGCGGGCCGAGCTTTTCGTCTTCAAGCTGTTGTTCCAACTCAGCCACCTTCTTCGTAAGAGTCAGTTCCTCTTCGGTTCCCCAATCATTGTGTGCAGATAGCTTCACAATATTTTTGGGATTGCCATCGCTGTTTTCAATACGAAGAATAACTTCATCCTTGTCAGGATGATATCTATTGCTTCGCACCTGTACGGTAACTCGTTCTCGAAGAAAACGGTTGCTGTATCCCTTGCTACCAACAACATTAAATCGTGCGGTGGCGGTGTTGGACGCTTTTCCAATCTGGAAACCGTTGCCTTTTGTTTGATAAACGATTCTGGTGCTGTCACTGATCCTTTTCAGATCGACTAATGGTTCCATGTTGTTCTCCTGTCATAACCTTAGTTACACCTTCTTCGAGTAATGGCCCGAAGTCTCCAGTTTCAAAAGCTCTATCGTTAATATCCAGTCGGCGCTTCCATTCGATGATTTCAGGAGCGGCCCACGGATGAGTTTTCCACAACACGTAGGTTGGATAACCGGTGTTGATCCGAAAATCGTAAAGGTTTGATGGAACGGCATATAGATCACCCTCTTCATAAGGAGATGTTTGATATAAGGATGTTGTTGGATCAAACGCTCGTGATGCGCCTAACAACAGAAAAACGCAAGCAAGACCAATCGCTCCTATTCGAATTACCTCCGGTGTAATGTAATGCAGTTTGCTCAATGTCAAAGATAGAAGAATCGGCAGAATAACAGTCATCACACGCCACGGGGTAAATGCACCAAGTTGGGGGAATATCAATGTCAGCACAATCATTGAGATAGCAAAAAGTGATACCTTCAGCAGGAATCTTGAGAAAAGAAGATTGTGTCCAGCGAACCGGTAATATATCAACATGGATATTGTCAGGAAAAAGAGAACTACCACGGGATGATCGGTCATAAATACTTTTGGGTCTGCATGGTGTGGGAAACGCCAAACCAAAATACTAGCTGCTTGAAGTTTTTCAGTTAATGTTCCTTGAGAGAGCCCGGATATCCAGAAGATATTTAATAGCGCCACGACTGGTGCAGCAATGGTTTTTGCTGGCTCTTTCCATGAACGATGTGGATACTTCAAAAGTATCCAGAAGCCCCATAGAATAAGGGTTGCAACCGCATAGCCCGGATGCATAATTGCGCCAATTGAAAGGAATATTGAAGTCTTTTTGGCGCTTTTCCGCCATAATGCATTAACAATTCCAGCCAGAGTGAACGCACCGAATGATGCTGGTGTCAATGATGCAGTCATCATCATCTGTCTGGCAAATCCCAGTCCGATGTAATCAAAAGCTGGATGCCATAACAGGTAATGTGCGATGATCATTCCGGCAGTCCAAAATACAAGTCGTTTGCTTTCGCTTACGAACATCGCCATTCGAAGCAGCCCCCAAGCGTACAGCCAGAACAGCATCAGGTTAATGACATGTAGCAACCAGCCCGCATTTAATGACACTGCAGTTAGTACAATGAGGGAATAAGCAGGAAACGGGTCTGTGAACTCGGTAAATGGATCTTGATCCAAGTTCCCATGACCCGCAAAAGCCAGTGCATGGATCGTATATGTATGTTGGTTTCCTGACCAGAGAGCTTCGGGACCAACCGTAATAAAAAGTAGTGTCCCTACAATTAAAGATAGAATCCCCAGTTTCATGAATATTCATCTCCTTCTGAAGGTGGCATTGGGCGATTTTCTGCCCAACGAATAAAGCGACCAAAAAGCCAAGCGAATATGAAACAAAAACCAATGTATCCGCCAACACCGATAATAATCTTCCAAAACAGCGAGATTTCGTTCATGCGAACCTCGGTCGTTTGCTTTCTATGTGGGCACGAATAGAATTGGGAAGATATACAGGATTTGCCCAAAGCGTGAATCCGGTATATTTCCAATACATTCGTTTCTTTTTCCCACGAGAGATGTATTTGTCATCTGCCCACAAAACACCATTTCCGGCATCATAGACAGCTTTCTCCAAATTATCTATGTCAGACCCTCGGAACATTGGAGCATCGTGTCCTATGAGGTCTTCTCGCAGCTTTTTAGGTATGTATACACCATCAATCGAACTTGGAATTGGTAAAAGGAAGGTGATTTCTACATTCACAGATTCTGGTTGATCTAAACCAAGAGGAAGATGATCAGTTTTAATGGAATGAAACAGTTCTTTCAAAACATGTTCATATTCCCAAGTGCGCCACGGGGTAATTGTCATACGACGGTTTTTATACAATGTTTTCGGACGCTGTTTGGGAACAAGATCAATGTCATGGACCATTAGAGATAGTTTCTCTCCTTCAGGGTGATTACACCCATGCCAGTGATTGAGTATGATCCCCGTTTGATCACTTCGACAAGACCTCTTCTTTTTAGAGTTTTTAGAACGTGCCATGCTGTTCTCTGGTTATCGAAATTGTTGTTGCCAAGTACACTTTCAGCAATCTGTCTTGGCTTGACTGGGCCTTCCTTATGAACGAAAAAAAGACAACGCAGCTGTCGGCTGCGTAATGGTTGGTTTGTCATTTTTTCCCTCCGTAACGCGCCTTTCTTTCCAAGCGTTCGGCGGTTTCTTGCGCCTCTATTTCCTGACGGCGTTGTAGTGCCAGCGCCTCAACATCTGTTGGTGGAGGTAGGCTGACAGCATATGCACGAGCTTTTTCAAGCATCGGATAAAGGCCGTGCGCTTCGTTCCAGTTTGCTAGATTAGACCACATTTTGAATGCCTCAAAATCACCCATTGCGAATGATTGCTGTCGCAACTGATTGATCCGTGGCATGATGTGATCTTCAGGAACACTGAGCTGACTCTTACTGGATAAGGCAGCAAGGGTTGTCAGCATGTGCTGATGTTCCCAGCTCATGTTGTTGAAATCAAATGTTGATTCTGTTGCCGTCCCCGTTGGCCCTTGTGGTCCGAGCGGGTTTCCAAATGGGTCAAAAAGCATAAATGCCTCAGTTTGGCAGAATACTCTGCTTTGTTTTTTCTGCGACCGATTCTAAAAAAACGCCCGGAGGAATGATCCCGAACTTGTGATCTGCTTCAAATTCTTCTGCACAATCGGGATGCATGTCAAACCAAACCACACCGCTATATATCACTTTACGATATACAGCGGCGGGTCCAGAGATTTCTTCTCCGCAATAAAGACAACGGGTGCCTTTTTTAATTTTGCGGTGTTCAAACATCAAAAGGCAGGCTCCGATTGGTCAACTTTAACCTTCGGGTTAAGCGACCCATCAGGCCAACCCATGTAAATGTTCCAATCATCCTTGTCGTCATCAAGGATTTCTTCAACGTGTTCGCGAATTTCAGTTCCGATATTGCGAACAAGGTCAAGCTCTTTGAAGAATTCGAGCTTGAATGTGACGTTTGTTGCACCATCAGTGGAATAGGACAGATACACCGGGATCGGGATCGGTTCCATTCCTTCGTAATACGGACAATCAAGAACCCATAAACGTGGGAATTCTGTACGGTTGGGTTCGTCGTCGACCGTATACTTGATGGACAAGTTGTTTTCATCCGAATACTCGTTCAACACCTTGCTGGTGCTGGAAGCATCACAGATGGTCACTTTACGAAGCATCAGGGACAAATCAAATGGTTCGCCCGGACTGAATCCCATCTGGGCATTTTCAGCTTTCTTGCCCAGAAGAATCTTTTTGGTTTCAGTGAAGAGATGACCATGACGCAGAAGCATGTCTGCGAAATCTCTCTGCGTTTTGTATCCAAAAATTTCATCAAAGATCGGATTCTTCCGCAGCTTGACAGTTCCCCATTCAGCATTACGAGGAGTTGAGTCTTCGTTGGTCATGACAGCAAGTTGACATCGTGCTGGGTCATCACCGTGACCGGTAAATTGAACATCAATGAACACTGACTTGTTGCCATCAGCATTGATCTTTGCCCAATTGATCAAAGATGGTGTGTCATTGAAACGGTGTCGTCGCTGACGTGGCGGATATGTCTTTTCCTTGAAATCTGGATGCAGGAAAAGACGTTCTTCGGCCTGAATGTGGGTTGGGCGGACGTGATCCGCCAGTTTCTGAATGAATTCAGCAATCATCTGTGTTTATCCTCCAATGGTTGACCTACGGAAGCCGGATCAATTTCCGGTTTGTGAGTTGGTTCTTGAGGTTGTTCATCAGTAACATACTCTGGTGTGGTATTGTTTTGATGAGGGTGGCTTTCGTCCGCCTGTTCCGTATTCTGAAGCATCGGCTGATGGTAATCGCCTGAGACCTTATCGGTCAACAACTTTCCGGTCTGATTGATGTGACAAATCATGCCACGATATTCAGCCTTTGGTGAGGTTGTTTTAACCGAAAGAATGGTACGATAGGAGCCCTCCAGCTCCTTGTCTTTGAGTGGTTTGAAAGTCAGTTCGATGGTGATCTTGTGATCACCTCGCTTGACTTCAGGATCGGACATCTTTTCTTCAATTTCTTCAAGTGCTGTCTGGAATCGTTTGGCAAGTCCCATTCGACCGCCAACATCATCCAGATTAATACGACCCGTACTGTCAGGTGCCATCTGGTCCTCCAGTGAATAATGGAATGTACGAAAAGTAGGATACGAAAAACAAGGGGGTCCGAAGACCCCCAGTTGATTAACCGAAATGTTTCGGCGTTCCGTCTTCGTGTCGTTCGATTTCCTGCTCTGTCCCATATCTGTTAATGAAGTATTCACAGATACGTTCGTTGGCAGCTTCGGAAGGGAAGCTATTGTCTGAAGTCAGTTCACGAGTGAAATGATTAAACATCGTCCAAGCACTGGTTCCGCCATCCAGAACTTCAGGATGAGCCGCAACTTTACCAATCAAGCTCTTTGGCATTTTTGCGACATGAATGGCTTCATGAAGAGTGGACAAAATTTCGTCAGCACTCAATTCACGTTCGTACATCCGGTCCCAGACTGGCAGGGTTTTTTCCCAATTGCTGGCACGATTGACAATAGCTTCTGCTTGGAGAAGAATTTCTTCTTCCATATCACCATTTTTCAGGTGACGGATGCGGAAACCATCGAAGAATTGACGGGCGACCATGCCGTTTGTACAGACCTGCCGCCACGCAAGAGTCTGCAGGCCGAGAGACATTGTACCGTTGTAGCTATTTACAATGTCAGCGGCAAACATCAGGTTATCATGACCGCCCACTTGCATCGTCAAATCTTTGGAAATGAACCTTTGACGAAAACGGTTCCCATCCCAGATTCTGGATTCTGGTTCCCAGTTGAATCCGGTTCGATGTAAAATATCTTCACCGAGATTTCGAGCATCTTCGTTTGACACCAGTTTGTACTGGTTCGAAACGATTTCGATTCCTTTCGGCTTTGGAATTTCGGTTACATCTTCAGCAAAAGATGTGTCAGGATGAATCGTCACAATTGCACGATCCTCCATCTGTTCTAGTGGCTCCAAAGTTACCTTTGCGTTCCACGGGAAATAGGGGCTTGCTTTGCTCATCTCCAGTTCCTTTTGGTAGAATTAAAACCATGTGATCCTTATGATTATAGACGTTTTCAGGACCAATCATGATGCGATGTATCTTCCCACCTTCGTCTGTTAGGAAGACGAAGTTGGGAGGTCTCATGTTTTGTCACTCACAGCAAGTGGTCGGGTATACAACGTGTCCTGTTGTGTCCCGGTTGCGACCTCAAGCTGTTTCCAGACGAGCTTCTTGGGTTCCAGCCAATCCTTTGAAGGACCATACTGTTCTTTGAACCACTCGCGGATTTTCTTGTTGTCAAATTCAACCTTCAGACGAACAAGGCCAACATCAAGAAGATCCTTGATACAGTCATCTGGAAGTTCGTCAACATCAATAGTTTCCAGATTGAACTGGGTGTTCTGAAGCTGGAATTTCATTACTTCGCCCAGAATTTTCTTCTGGTTGAGTTGGGCCATTGCGAGACGGATATTTCCGCGTAATGACTCTCTCAAATTGCGAAGTGATTGGGCTTGTTCCTTGAATTGTTTCGCCCAGTTATCACTGATGACAGCTTCAGCTTCAAGATGATCAAGAAACATGACGTATTTGTCAATCTTGTTCTGAAAATCCATTTCAGTGATGATGAGTTCAGCGACCCGCTTTTCCTGTTCGAGAGGGTCTTCGATGTCACGAAGTTCGACCAACTCCTGAGTCAGCAACATCAACGATTTTGGGGTCTGTTGTTCGAAGACCGTCGGAGTTTCTTCTGTTTCCTGCGGGGTTTCCGGCATTACTTCCGAAATTTTCTTCACCTCGCCCTTTTTCGTTCCGTCTTCCATCATCCAGCCCTTTCGGTTTTGCTCTTAACTTTCGCTTGTCAATGGTGTAAGGACCAGACAGTCTGAAATACATCCACAGTTCTGATCCCGGTTCCTGAATATAACAGTTGTATCTTGGGTCAACGGCAAGATCAAACATACGATGCATTAACATCGAACGAGATTGACTTGAGAATTTCAGGTATAAGTCTTTGTCGTGACCAAGCCGTTGTTTTGTAAAAACCGCCCCTTTCCATTTCACGGCATTCCCCTGTTTTTTCGCCAGTCAAATCCGTTGAACCTGACTTCTGTTGTGGCACCCAGTAAACGAGAAACCACAGCTTCACCATATAAGTTGACCAGAGTTTTTGCTGGACGGTTGGTAGTATAAATCGTTGGTTTCTTACTACGTGAATAAACGATTTCAGCAAGAATCTGATCTAAAATCTGGTTGCCTTTTCGTAAAGATGAAATATCATCAACAATTAACAAGTGCGGGGCTGTCATCTCGGTGGCAATAATTGTAGAAGCCTGTTGGTACCCCGGCTGCTTGAAAATTTGAGATACTCGCTTCATCATGTTGGGCCAATAATAGAACCGTGCTGTTTTTCCTGTTTGCAGGAAGCGCCTTCCTATTGCTGTGGCGTATGTTGTTTTGCCAGCTCCGGTCCCACCTGTAAACATGAATGAAGCGTCTTCTGGAAAACCATCTATGATGGTAAAGTCTGGATTGCCGGGAGTGGGTGCTTCAAGTTCTACTCCCAGTAAATGTGGAAAGAAACCGCGAGCGACCATATCAGCATCACCTCCTGCTTCAAATTCACTGAAGGTCGCTTTCGGTTTCTGACTGGTAGTACGATTTTCCTTATCTACAATCTTAGAACAAGAATCACAATATCGACTTGCCATATTGTATTCTTTATCCCCGATATTGATTGGGATACGATCTACCAGCTCTCCACATCGTTGACAAGGAGTAGGTTCCTTAGAATGGGACATCCCCGTCAGTACCTCCAGAAGAGGCTTGCTGCTGCCCAGAATGCATGGACTTCTTGGCTACATATTCCTTGTTTTTCTGAAGTCCACGACTTGCAGCTTTTTTCGCCTGTTTGATCCGTTCTTCATCAGCATCAGCGGGATATGTGGCAAAACACTGAGGCCAACCGGAAGCGTTTTCCATGACAATCATTCCGATTGGAACACCGTGAAGAGCGGTTTCGTCGAAATGATAGTCCGGCTGAAACATGTCGGACTTAGGTATGGATTTGCCGCATTCAGGACAAACCGGTTTGAACTTCGCTTTACGAATGGCTTTCATTGACATGTTGATGTCTCCGCTACAACCATCATCGCCGCCGTGAATGAATGAAAGGTTGTAATCAATACCAGCGTCATCAAACAGCTGCTGAATCAACCAGATCGTGTTTTCTGTGTTGCGGATTCGATGTTCAAATTCATCATCGCACACAGACGGTTGAACAAATACTGACAGGAACTCGACATCACTGTCCTGATCGAGCCACACTGTCGGTTTCTGTAGCTTCACCACCTCCATGAAGTCTGGAACTTTCTTGAAGTCCCCCTTGACCTCCTTTGCTTTGCTCCGCATTCTTTTCTTCCTTTCGGTTTTGATCTCGTTCAAGTAGTGACTGCTGTATGTTGGCTTTCTTCTGAACGTACTTGTCTTTACCCAACTTACCCGCATAATGCATTTGATCTAATGCGGTCATTTCAGCTGGATAATCAATAGTTTCTACTTCTTCACCGTTAGCGGCTTTGACAAGAGCTTCCCATCCCTTGTCAGGTGGAAGAACTATTCGTTTACCGGTCCAGTTTTTGATTCTGGAACCGGATTCGATAAGTGGGCTTGGCATGAAGTCAACGGATACCACAGTGCTGCCGTCTTTGAATTCAGCACATACAAACCCGATGGCATCGACCTTCCCCGGCACCTCGCGAGAAAGTCTGCCAGCAAGATCTGGGGAACGTCCTGCGGGTCGATCATCAACATAAGCCCGCTTGGTATGAGTGATGAGATGATAACTGCAGGGAAGTTTCTGGAGGCGGGTAAGGAAACTTCGAAATTTGGGATAGGCAAGAGCCCATCCGTTGACATCAATGGCCTTTTGAATTTCTGCCAGTGTTTTGACTCCGTGTTCTTCACAGGTTTGATCCTCTACCGCGTTCCAGAAAATATTGGTTGGATCAACAGCAACATGTTCAATCTTCATCTTGTTGCCGTCTGCAAAGTTTTTTTCAAGAGCTCGAAGCCACGCATCAGTGAACTGCATTACTTCAAGAGGTTTCATCCCTTCCGGTATCTGTGTTACTCTCCCGCCCAGATGTTCGTAACCGCCCTTGTCTAAACTTAGCACCTGACAATTTGGGATTGTTGCGACCAGACTGCTTTTCCCGCCCTTCGGTGGACCGTTCCACAGGTATCCGCCTGTATTCGGTAATCCAGTCTTTGCGGGGATGGGTTGTTCTGGTAAGATCAAGTTCAACTTGTTTGTCCTCCTCTGTTTTGATCCTTTCCTCAAGTTCAGGACCAGCCAGTTTTTCATGAGGCGGCATATCCCACGGCTCGGGTTTACGGACATTTAACCAGTGCCATCTGATACTTTCAAGAGCAGCGATCTGTTTGTTGAGTGCATCACGCATGGATGCCAGTACAGAAACCGCCTTGTTAATATCATCAATGTTTCTGGCATAAAATGTTCCGCCGCCTGCTTTGGGAAGCCTTACGATTGGATGATACTTGGATAACAGGAAGGACATACTTTCACGAACAACCCGTTCAGCTTGTGCAAAAGACATCTTATCCAACAGCCCTGACCGATTAACAATGTCTTTTCTGCTGATTGGTTTTTCAGCGTTTGTTCGACTCAATGCTCCGAGCACACGATACGCCATCCACGGCTGAAATGTTGTCCGTCCTGCCATACGAATCTCCTGTTTTGAATGTACGAAAACCGAAGTATGAAAACAAGTCGGTTTCGCAGTAAACACATTGCTCGTCTTCTGCGAAGATTACTCTTTTACAGACAGGACAAATTTGTTCTGGACGAGCCAAAAAACAGGGCGCATCACGCGCCCTTTCTGTAGTAAGCATTTTTTCTCCAGTGGTTAGTTTGAATGCAGGGTTGGTGGAAGAATGATGTTTAGCGGTTTTTTCGATGGAGTTTGGAATTCCATTGCCTTGTCGAAATATGCCTTGATATTGTCGACAGCACGTTGATATTCGTATCCCTCTCCTTCAACCATCGTAAGAAAACCCCAGACAATCGTATTAATAACCCGATTCATTACGTCATCGGGAGACATGTGAGGACCAGACGTTGATTTAACAATTTCTTTCAGAGATTCAATCAATCCAAATCCAATATCACACATCGCACCATATGTTGGAAACATTTTCATGGATGGCATGAACTCAACAGAAGGTACGTTTTTTGAAGATTCGGCATGCCCAACAGAGACAAGCAGAATGGTTGGATGATTCGAATCACCCTCTCGTTTCATGTCTTCGTTGTAAATGTCTTCCAAAAACTGGACCAACTGATCAAAGTGCGATTGCGGTCTCATGATGTCTCCTATTGATATGCTGCGGGTAACTGTGGCATTATAGGCTTCGGTTAAAGTACCGAAGGGACTTTCAATGGAACCGTTTCCACTGAGAGCCCCTTCACGAATGTAGTAATTATGGTATGCCACAATATCCTCCAGAAATCGTTTCTGGAAGATACATCAAATCAGGTTGGTTTCGAAAGCAAGACGAGCCTGATCGCCACAAACTTGGGGTCTGCTGATACATCTTACTCGACCAACAGAGAAACATTTGTCCTTGAACTTATCAGCATACCGGTTTGAAATGTATTTCCGGTAGTAGGTTTTGATTTCATCCGTTTCAGCTTGAATACGAACCTTGATACCTTCTGGCAAGAGTTCTCGAAAGGGTTTTGGCACCCCTGAATCATATCTTGTAACCCACAGACTAAGGAATGTGTAGTCTGTTTCAATATCAAACCTTATATTGAAATATTTCTCCAATTGATTCAGAAGACGACCAAGACGAGACTTGTCCTTGAATGGAATTTCATAGGTAAAATAGGAACCCCCATCCCAATAAAATTCTACACCCTTTGGGGTCAGGTGAGCTAGTTTTCTGACAAGGGGTTCCCATTTATGAAGATCCGTTTTCCGTTTTTCCAGTGCAATGGAGTTTTCCAGAATTAAATTAACGGCTCGTTGGGAATTGATAACAGTCAATTTCTCTTTAAGCATCTTTTCTCTCCTTCCTCGCGTCTGGCGAGTCGGCTAGGGCTTGGCGGAGTTGCTTCATCCAACAATCTTCGACAGGATCAAGATTATGGCTTTGGCAATATCCGTGATGATCTATGTGGGTGCAGTCAAGGTTTCCTTCATAGATGTCTAACACCCTCAACCCGGCCTTTCTCAGCCTCACAACCTCCGCTTCTTTGGATTCGAGGGCGGAGAGGAGGTCGCAAATGTCAACAGCTAAAGATTTGGTTGGGCAAGTTATAACAGCCCTTGTGGGTGCTAGACGATCTCTAACAAAGTACCCGTCTGTATAGTACCTCAGCGGCTCAGGCTCAGGCGGCGGCGCGAGTTCGAGGGTAATTTCAGCGAGGTATTTGTTCCACTCGCGAATTTTATCTGGGCTTTGCGTGCTGGCTCTACGCCCCCAATGTATTGCCCATTTGTGAGCTTGATCCCGCTGCACTATAATTCGACGGATTTCGCTTTGAGCGTTGAGGTGTTTGTCCTGTAACAGGTCTCGCTGCTCCTCGGCCTGTTCGGCGCGTTCCTGCTTTGCCATGACCGAAACTTTGTATCCATCAGAAGTGCTCTTCAGCTTCTTGTATTGCTCCTTCAACTCCTCGATCTGCGCGTCTTTGTCCTCCTGCTCCTTGCGCCACTCGGCGTTCAGAGCGTCACAGACACGGGTGGCAGGGAAGAGAGTTGTACTAAGAGGATTAATACGAATCATGTTGTTTTTGGTTTCCAAACCATATTTCAACGTAACATCACCGCAAGGGTGATGAGCTATAACATCGACTGGCATGAGATACCGCTTGGAAAGTTGTGGTCTTTCTTTAATTCGTTCCATCTTTTTCCCTCTCCTTTTCAAAGGACCGGGGTGGGCCACCGATTAATAGCCCGCTTTTAACGGCAGTGGCCCATCCGGTCACAGCCTTTTTTCTTCTTGCTCCCACGGCAGGACTCGAACCTGCACTTGGACTTTCCGGGCTTGTAAGACGTTCCGTAGACTTGTTTCCACCGGCAATCTAGGTTGTTCGCAACACCTTTCGGATAGCCTTCCCCTAGTGCGTCTACCAATTCCGCCACGTGGGAACCATATCTAAAACAGCCCACAGCAACGCACTGACTGTGGGCTGGCTGCAACGGGCAGTAATTACTCTGTGCGTTCCGCTGGATCACCACCGGTGGAGGACAAATCAATCGGTGGTTCTTCCGTCTCAACAATTGATTTTGCTTCCTTGTGTGGATCTTTTGGATCGGCTTCAGAATGAAGTTCTTCGGTGGTTTCTGAAGTTTCCTGACGGGTATCAGTAACTTCGTGATCTACTTCAACGGGCGGTGTCACTTCTTCTTTGCTCATTTTCCTCAGACCTTCGTTGATCTGTGGCCACAGTACATTCAATGAGGCTTCCATAGCAGAAGCCCGCCTGATGGCTTCACCTGCTGTGGCGATCAAAGCTTCTTGACCAAATGGGGATGGCATGGACATAAGACCTTTTTTGTCTTGAAGAAGCTCGTGTAGTTCAACCACAAGGTTCTGACGGGATGAAAGATTGTCAGGATGATGAAAATAGCAGATTTCTCCTGCAAATCCGCCGCTGACTGCTGCTGCAAGCTTGTCTTTCATGTCATCAGGGATTTTTTCTTCAAACTGTTCGAGCACCTTGTCCTTGTTTGTTTCAACCCGTTCGTGAGTGGTGATTTGAAGAATTGCGCCATCGTTGAAACCGGTGACGGCAATGTTTTTCAGGGCATCGAAGATCCCTTCAAGGAACCTGTCTTCACTGGCCTCACGATGAGGTTCATTTTCGGCCTTGTGCATACGCTCAAGGTCTTCAAGCGTAAGGTCGTTCCAGATGGTGCTCATGAGTGGGAACAGCAAGAATGGCAGTTTTGCTATGAATTCTTCACGCTTCATCGTTCGTTCTCCGGTGGTGTGGTCTTGATGGGCCTATTGAACCGTATCGCTTGTGAAAACCAAGTCCACTTCTGACATCAATCACAATTGTTGTGCTTGGTATGTAGTCAGAATGCTTGTGTTTTTTGTAAGACGATGGTGGTTCAGCAATAATGGCTTGTTTGGGGAAAAAGCGGTCTCGGAAATCAGCCATTGGAATATCCAGACCTTCGAATTTCCCGTTGTGATGGTTCATACCATCAAACGAGTTCACATTCGTTCACATTTGCCAGAACGTATCCGATCCAGCCCATTTTGTCGGTTGCGAAGAAATATTCATCTCTGTATTTTTTATGACCGGTAATCTTCGCCTTTGTACCTGCTTCGGCACACACACTACCACAGCAAATCTGTTCTTTGGTGAACTTGATCTTTCTGTCCACATACTGGTCAAGATTGTCAAGGTCAAACTTCTGTTTTTCCGACATCTTTCTGTCCTCCAGTGATCGTGTTGTAAAACAAGTAAAACGGGATGATCGTTCTGCTCATAACAGAAACGGAGCTTATGGGGGAAGTAGAGCCCTATTATCATCCCGTTTTGTATCGTTACTGACCGGTTTGATCAATCGTCGTCGTTGCGAAGGAGATCGACAGAGAAAACTCCGGTTTCCTTGTCGAAGATGACCGCTTCGTCGTTCATCAAATGAGTTTCATATTCATCATGAATCATCAAACGAAGACGTTGAGCCTCGATGCTGGTCGGGCCGTCGGCAAGGGGCCAGCCAGCATAAACGGTTTGTGCTTTCTTTTTGCGACTCAACGCAAGTTCAATGGATGGCATGATCCGTGTGTTGAAGAAGCGAGTCAGTTCGGTCTTGGTTGTTTCAGTTGTCGGGCTCACGATGTTGTCCTCCAGCTTTGTTTGTTCAAGGAAATCCTCAAAATCGAAACTATCAAAATCAATGGTAGATGCGCCATAAGTCAGGATGTCAAGAATTGCACCTGTGTTGTTACTGAGGGTTGGTTTTGGTCTAAGGCATGTATCAACAAATGCCCGATGCTTTCGAGTTATTTCACCGTCATGTATATCTTCTGAATCTGTGTCTTTTCCTGCCGGGAGATAGAAAAAGAAACGATCAGTAGTAGGGTCAGGAGCATGAGGCAGCCTGTCTAAACATTTACGTGTTGTTGAAGACAGACCTTTCCACTTTACTCTGGAGAAATGTATCCTGAAAGCGTTGAAGAAATCGTCGTTGACAGCAGGTAAATCTAAGGCAGAAAACGGGTTTTCTTCAACCTGTTTATCTGCAGCTAGAATACGTTTTAACCGGTTATCAGTCAGTCCTTCAACAGGGCGACCACTTTGATTAAGAGAGTGAACAAGTTGTTCAATACGGTCGGTACTGGCCGAATCTGTGTGAAAGGCTTTTGTCAGTGCAACACTGTTATGAAGATCGGCTTCAGGTTGTTCGTCAACGATTGCAATGACGATTGATTCTTGCCAATGCATAAAGTCAGACAACAGTTCATGACCGTTTTCGATGGTGATCTCGTTCAGGTATGCCTGACCCTTTTTACTACATTGGTGAAAGACGGATAGAGGATATTCTATCAGTCGATACAGAGTATGGTTGTCGTAGTAATGCTTTAATGATCTCATCCTCCCCCCTTGTATAAACCGGTTGCTTTGAAATCAATGTATGTTAATGCTGTGAAGACACCAACAGCGAAGAGATACCATGTGTGGGTGCCTTCAGGGAAGAACTGCCAGTTTGGCACAACCACGATAACAAGGATCGCAAAGCGACCAATACCAGTGATCAGGGTTGTGAGTTTGACCATTTGTGGTATTCTCACGATGGAATCACCTCCAATCCTTCGTTGACAGCCCTAGTAGCATAGCTGTTCATTAAATGTGCCGAACTCTCAGCCTCTTCCAAACGACGATACCAGTAACCATCAAGAAAGAAACCTTTTCCTGTGTTCCACAAACCATAACGACGAAGGTCTTGGTTCCAAGCAACTATCCATTCAGTCATCATGTTTCATGACCTCCACTATCCAATCGTTAGACACATCAACAGCCCACGTTGGGGATGACTCACGTTTAGACTTACCAATAGATAAATATCCATGTTCTCTGCGTTTATACATGGCTTGCCAAGTTCGCTGCTTCTTATCAGGAATGATGCCAAAATACACACCTTGCCTCAATCCACAATAATCACCAACAAACAACAAACCAGCATGGAATACGTTTCTACCGTCTCTCACGAAATCATCCCCGTTGCAGGAATATACAGGGGTTTCTAGCAGAGTACCACACTTTTCTGCAAAACCCCTTAAAAAGGGGGAACAAGTCCCCCATGATGCTACGACATTACTTCATCTTCGACAGCTACTGACTCTTCAAGCTCATCAGTACAGCTGTCATCCATAGGGGCTACAACGATCTTCACATAGCCACGCTTGGACATTACATCCTTGTGACCTTCAGCAGTCATACCACTACCTTCAGTAGCAGCAATTGAATACCTGTCCAGTACTTCACCACTGTCAGCATCAACAATATCAACATATGCAGAATCAGACAGCTTACCGAATGATGGTAGAGCACAACGATTGTAGATGGTGATCCAATCATTGAGTTCAGTATCACTCGCACGAATAGAAGACATGATCTTACCAGCCTTCACCTGCTTACTTGTACGTGCTACCTTACACGCATCAGAGAACATGAATCGTACACGCATGACTAACCTCCAGTTAAGTTAAACTACCAACCATTCCCCTCTCCTCAAAAGAAGACCCCCATAGACCTAAAAGACCGGTATAGGAAGGAAATCGAAGGTATACCCCCTCTACACAAATCCCAACTATTTCGTTTCCAATTATTTTTTTCCTCCCTGTTTTCCATATTTTTTTCATAGAAAATCCCCCTGATTTTTTTATCAGAGGGATATATATATATGATAAAGCATGTCGGCTGCTGTCGCCCCGGTAAGGTACGGTTGAGATTCTTTCTTGTCAAGAACTCTTTTTATTTTTGTTCAGTTTGTTGGAGTCCACCTGTTGTTCGTATATTGTGGTTCGACGGTGTGATCTGTGTTCTTCGTCCGCACCGAATCTCCAGTGGACCCCCGATGGGCTTGACCAACCTGTCGGGGTCTCTTTTTGGTCTTGCGTGGGCTCTTCCGTATGGGCTATATTGTCTGCACACACTGGAGAACAGTAGATGACATCAATGGTCAACAATTCAAAGGGCTTGGGTCGCAGGCAGAAGTTTATTTTGAAGAATCTGGGCAGTGTCCCGTTCAATACGCCTTCCGGCCTTTCCCAAGCGTTTTACGGTAAAACAGACCCCAATCACCGGAAAATGATCTGGAGATCATTGCAAAATCTGCGTGGGCGGGGTTTTGTGTACGTGATTGAGGGTAGATATAGCCTGACGGTAGAAGGGAGCAACCTTGTATCAAGTTTACAGCAGTGATTTCCTGATTTTACCGTCAATGAAGCGCGGGAACTCCGGCGGCATTTTGGAGCAATTTATTGCGGCGGGTGAGGATAATATGTTTATCCTGCGTCGAAAATATGCTGATGATCAGCAAAAACGGGCTGAATCTTACGTTGAGACCCTTTCTGGGAAAAAGGGTTGCAGTATGGTTGTCATGATCACGCCGAAAGGGGCAAAAGTCTTCTATCGGCACGGTAAAGAGGTTGAATTTCTGGCAGAGGAGGATTACGATGCCGCAGGAGAAATCGAATTTATTGCCTCGAAAACACAATTATGATCGTGATGATCCGTTTGACATTGATCCGGCCTTCCAAACGCGGTTGGAAGCTGAAAACATAGCCCAGATGGCTGAAATTGATGAAGAAAATGATGTTACAATGAGCCAGCTGGCAGACGCAATCGAGGTAGAACATGAAGCAAAGGCAGCTCTCGGTGAGGATGTCACTGTTTCGGCAGAAACAAGGCCCGATGGGGCAGTGGGAGAGCAATTTGAATGGATCAGGGGGATACGTTTACGACAAAAAGCCCGGAGTGAAGGAAGAACTGTCGAGTCGGGGGATAGCGTTGACACAGGCTGTCGAAAATATGAACAAACCCCAACCAGCAAAAAGCACGGCGGTGTAGTCACCCGTCACAAGCCATATGTCGACAAGCGTACCGCGCAGCAGCGCAAGGAGATGGGCGAAGATGGATAAGTTCACAAAGGTTTGCTTGAGGATTGAAGAAAATGAAGGTGGAATTTCCAACGATTCAGCAGATCCGGGAGGTCTCACGATCTTTGGTATTACCGAGCGAGATTGGGGAGAAGAGTTCTTCTGGGATATTCTTAGAGATGCTATTGAAGAAAATAGTGGAAAGGTCGCCGGAATACGTCTCTCTATTGAGGACAATTCACGCATCCGGGCTCGGACAAGGACCATCATGCGTGAGCATTACTATGACCAGATCGGCGCAAGGGAAGATTTTGTCCCACTCCGTCTTGCATACTTGCTTACAGACCATGCCTTCAACGCCGGAGTCGCCAGAACGGGTCGCCTTCTTCAGTCCGCGCTTAATGACATTGCCGACCAAGAATTCCGTCAAGTCCAGAAAAAGGCCCGAAAACGAGGCGGAACAGTAAAACGGAAAATGCCCCGGCTGGTGGAAGACGGGGTTGTTGGTCGTAAAACGATAGAAATGATGAAATCGGCCGTCAAGGGGAATCGACTCGCTACGCTTTTGACTGTCATTGTCGCGAAAAGATTCGTATATTACACGCAACTCGCGAAACAGAATCCCGCGCTGTCAAAATATTGGTGGCACTGGGTTCAAAGGTGCCAGTTTGATCCCGAAGGAGGAGGTTCCTCATGAAATGGTTGGCGTTGTTTCTGACGCTGCTGGTTGGGTTGCTCACGTTTCTTGCGGTTCAGGCTGGTCCGCTCGAAACAGACGTTATTTACATCCAAGATTCCACGATTATCTACGGTCAGGACTCGACATACGCCAATTATCATGTCGAATTCAAGTGGACAGACTGGGATTTGCTTGATGTCGGTAGCGATGTGACGAAAGGCAACAGTAGTTGGCCCAATCCGCGTGGTTTATCGTCTATTTTGTCCGGTTGGGCTCCATCGACGATGGAAGATGACAGTTTATGGTGTGTAGCTTGGGGTGATTCGGTCCATTTCGACTCAACCGAAAACCGAATGTACTGGTTGAGCAAGAAAAGGGACGATGCTGATGCTGGAGGTGCTTTTTCAGCGGCTGAACTGGCAGCATTCCAAGAAGACAACAGCATGAAAATCCGGCACTTCTTCTTCGAACGCACCTTCCCGTACTATTATGTTGAAGCCCACTGCGAAGTCCACGATTCTGGCACAGTTTACCTCATGTTCGGAACCGATACAGTCCTCACCCTGAATGCCGTTGAGTCTCAAACCGCTTATTATCGTCCGCCCAGAGCCAGCAGGGATATGGTTGCCTTGTTGAAAGCCGATACTTCGACTGGTACAGGCATGTATATCGACTCTATCAGGGCGGTTCCATGCAATGGTGATTGGGCCGGTATTCAGCCTGTGAATGGTGACGCGACCATCCATATCAGAGGAATGTATCGTGGTGATACCGTAGAAGATACCTTGATATTGAAAAACGGGTTTTATTACCCGCTACATGCAGGCTGGGTACAGTTGGTCAACGGTGATGCCCTGCTTTACAAGGATAATGAACCGTGATAGGTACTACTGGAGATCGCAAGAATGAAAAAAATCATTGGCTTGAAAATACCCCTGTGGGTTGTGATACTCCTGCTTGGTATTATGGGCTTTGCAGGAAGTTACTTCGGGAAGACGGAAGAAGTTGTCCATTTTCAAAAAATGGAAGTCCGTATCCCTGTTCCACAGCCGCCAAAGATTGAACAACAGATCGTTTACCGTGAGGCAAAAGTTGAGCGAGATACAATTACGGTTGAGATCCCCGCTGGAACGGTTGTTGGTGATGGGGGACCGCTTAGGATCAGAGTTGGAAGAGATCGACGTAGCGACTACGATTTCGACTACAGTAGTGCGTATGTCCCCCCAGACTCCGTTGAGTACATTGATTTTAGCAGTATTAACAGCACAACGAGCACATCAAGACCTGTTGATTCAGCTTGGATTAGACTCTTCGCATATACGGGCGTCAGGGCCGACTTCAGCACTCCATTATCGAGACACGAGTACGATAGATGGTTGCAGGGTGGTATCGGTGCTGAATCCAGACGGATCGGCAGATTGTCGCTCGGAATGGACATTGGTTGGTGGCAAGGATGGAACGCAGGATTAACCGCAAAGGTGTGGTTATGAACTGGATGGATAGATATTGGTGGGCTCCCGGTACTCTGGCTGTTTTGATTCTGGTAATTGCGCTTGTTGTTAAAGCCGATCCACCATTCAGTCCCAGCGGCGACTATTATATCCCAAACAGCGGGCTCCCAACAGCGTCGACGTTGTGTTATGTTGATGTTGATTGGGAAGAATGGGTTACTGTTGAGTTGCTTTTTGAATGGGACTGGTATGTCGTTTCGTCTGACAGTCTTCATGTCCTAGCTCTAAAAAAAGCCGTTGGCTTTACCGAGGAAGACGTTTCCCTGTTACATGATGTTCATGGATTAAACTACGGCGCAATTCTTTCTCGTGAAGATGGACAAGAGTTTTTTGACAAAGACTCAACTCTGTCTGGTCATTGGCATAACGGGCGGGTTGTTTCGCAGGATAGTCTCCTGATGGAGGAGTTTTGGGAATGAAATGGCTCATGCTTTTCGCCATGTTGATCACAGCCGCAGCATTTGCACAGGTGACGCTGACGGTCGATGATGATAATCCTCTTGAACTTGCAACGCTGGCAGATTATGCCGCGCTTTCGGGCAGGTCTGCCGATTCTCTTGTTGCGTTGATGATCGCTCGTCCATACGGATTCCAAATGTTGTGTCGGGATTACACGAATATTGACACAACAACCTATACCGCCGCCGCCTATGCTTATGCAGAATCCCCGTTTGGTGGAGATATTGTAGCTGCTCAGTTCAACGGATCAAAATACTGTTCGTGGACTGATGCTGATTTTCGAGATACACTGCAATGGCGTGACGGGATGCTGATCGAGGTGATTACAAACCCATACATTGGAACTGCTGGAACAGAGATTATTTATGCCCCTTGTGATCTTGATCAAGGTATTCTGGATCGTTATGGTGTTTGGCAACAGCGGGTTGAAAGTTCATATATCGACACCCCGGATGACGACAGTTATTCCCACAACTGGAAGGTTTATTCGGTCTATATGGACGGAACCAATGTTCACGCCACGACTAATAACACAGAACACGCACCAATAGCGCACGGGAAAACCTCGCCGTATCAGGTAAATCCGGCAGACCCTGTAATTGGTGGCGGACACAATGCAAGTGGCAATGCTGATAATTCGTTGTCTTACGAAGGGGCCGTGTCGATAGTTGCTGTGTGGCATTTTCCAAGTGAAGCCACTGGGGATAATTTTGACTTTACGCTGACATATGACGCGCTTGCAAAGTACATGCACATCCCAGACACAACCTTCAGAACATTAACTTCAGCAGGTGGATATGCCAGAAAGAATTTGACAACTGCAGGTCAGATGGATACGATAAAAATCATGCCGTCTGTTTTTTATCATCCAGCCGAAGTCCTTGACAGTCTGTTGGTGATCAAGGCAAACACGAAGAATACTGTCTGGTGGAATGATTCTTTGACGCAGGGCAACACGGATCTTGGTGCAGTTCTGAACTTTGGTCAGGACGGATATGTCGCTCAAATTGACTCGTCTTACCGTGTTTATGTTTGTAGTTTGAACGTCAGAAATAACGATAATGGTCCGGGGATCAAGTTCAACGGTGATGCTGATGGTGAGATTGGGTGGAACGTACTCAAAAATAATTTAATCGGCATTGATCTCATAATTGCCGAAGCCCAAGATACCATTGAGGTTTACCACAATACAATTGTGGGTCCGGGTTCTGACGTGAACAATTCGCGAGGGGTCAGATCAAGTGCCTATGGCGGTGAGCCGGGAGGAGAATTAATTGTAACAGATAACATCGTCACTCTCCATAATGGGACAGCTTCATACGGCTATCAAAACGTAGCTGCCACAAAATTTTCTTACGGTCATACGTTGTTTTATTTGAACACTTCTAACACAAACGGGTCTTTTACTTCGATTGGGAACGATGTAACTGGACAAGTCCCCCAGTTTGTGGATGCTACGAGCCTGAATTTTTATCTGAAAGCAATTTCTCCTGCTTTTACAACGACATACACGGGTGGTACTTATTTGGGTGCGCTTGGCACAGAACCCGTTATTGGTCAGGGCGCACAGTTTCTTTTGTTTTTCAACGATGGAGTTGGTGATGACTAAGCTCTGGGACAAGATTACAAGCACGAAACGCATTGCGTTTGCCACATATTTTCTGTTGTGGATTCTGGTATATATCCCGGCCTCTTCACTTATTGTGAAATTTGTTGGCGTTCCTGATGACATGGTACTGGAAGGCTTGAAATGGTGTGCTGGTGTAGCTGGCGCGATCATTACCGGACAGTCTGTGTCTGACAGTATCATGGCAGGGAAGAAGACCAAGATTGAAAGCTGATGGCTTGGGACGAAATTCCTGTTGGCAGGGGAAAATTCAAAAAGGTCCGCAAAATACGGCTCAAGAACCCGAAGAGTCATGCGGAAATGTTCGAACTTCTCCTGTCTTTTTTGGTTACGGAGGTGTTCCGCGACAAGGTTGTCGACGATGATTTCATGGATAAGAAATTTTCGATGCGCGACCTGCGTTATGCATACCTTCGTTTGAAAGGAACCTCAAAGGCCGAGGCATACCGGGGGGCGGGATATGCCCCAACAAAGAATTACCGGCAGATTGAGGCAAAGGAAACAAATCCTGTAGTTAGGGAAATTATGCTTACTGTATTGTCAAAAGGGATGGTCGACGCAAATCTTCCGCCACAGGAACTGGTCAGGCGGATCATGGAGACGATTGATCAGATCGAAGACCCAATTGACAAGAAGAATGCCCTGATGGAACTGGCTGTTCAGGCCGGTTATGGCATTCGTCCACTGGAAATCATCGCTGATGTTGAAAAACACGCCGGAGGAATGGAAGAAATCCTCCGTAAGATGATGGCTGTCCCCGAAAATAACGCAGCTGCTCTGGTGAACAATGTCGGATACGAAACTGATCAACTTCAAGGTGCGACCGGGGATGCCGGATCTGAGCCCGAAAGTTGGCCCGAATCCGGTGGAGTCGGTGTTGCAAGATCAACCAAGCAACGCGGGGCTCACATCTCGGACGCTATTGTCGACTTGGCACTTGAAAATCGCGAGACTGTCGAACGAAGCCGAGTACCTAAACCACCCGCTTCTGACGATGAACGACAAGGCGTTGAGGGAGGTGCGGGAGAATCGGCCTGATGAATGGAAGTACCTCCTCGGTTGGCTGAAGGATGATCCGGTAGCTTTTGAAGTTTTTGCTCTCACACCACGGGACCGCTACGGCAATATGTTGCCGGACAATAAGCATCCCGCCCTTGACGAAGGGGGACACGAAGGACTTGTTGGCCCCCGTTTCGGTGTCCCCCAGTTCCACATAGAAGCCCTTGACCGTCTTGCTTGCGGAACGGAACACCTTTGTATCATATGGCCTCGCGAACACGCTAAAACTACCGTCGAGCAAATTTTCACCCTCCAATGTGTTACTTTCCGAAAGAAGCGATACATCCAATCGTTCTCCGAATCCAGAGAACAGGCGACATTGTGGCTTGATGCCGTTTCCCACGAGTTGTTGACAAACCCGCGTATCCATCTCCTTTCCGGCGGGGCTTTGAAAAAACTGCGTCGAACCCGCAGTCGGAAAGTCGAGGAAAACAAATGGTCAACGACCCGGATTGTGACCCAAAATGGCATCATGCTGGAGGCAATCGGCTGGGGTCAGAAGCCGCGAGGTCGTAAGTTCCGGTCGTTTCGTCCTGACCTTGTGTTTCTTGACGATTTCGAGAGTGAGGAAAACACCAATACGGAGAACCTGCGGGAAAAAGTCAGGCGGTTCATCCGTCGCAAGGTCATGCCAGCCATCGAAAAGCAGGGTGGGCAGCTGGTTCTTACCGGCACAATCGTTCATGTCGACTCCTTCCTGAACCGTTCATACAACATTTACCAGCAGATGTTGAGCACAGGACAGCCCAACTTCTGGGAAGTGATGTTCCTTCAGATCGAAGATACGAACGGTAAGCCTATCTGGGGCAAGCGGTATTCAAAAGAATGGATCATCCGAAAAGGCATAGAAGCTCGTGCTGCTGGTGACTGGGAAGGCTTCCGGCAAGAGTATTACAACGAACCAATGTCTGATGAAAAACGCCGGATGAAGCCTCATGTCCGGTTGTTTGACGGAAATCTCTTTTGGCGAAACGGCGGCATGGAACCGTGGATGACGATTAAACGCTATCTTCGCCACAACAACGCTTTGCCGGGGGCGATCGAGCCGCGCAATCAATTTGATCAGATTACTGTCCCGGTTCACATCTATGCCGGACTTGATTTGGGATTCACAAATAAGGACGAATCTGATTATACGGCGATGATTTTGGTTGCGGTCGATCCTGATGAAAACTACTACTATTTTCATGACACATCCGGTCCAATGGATTACGGTCAAATTGAAATGGGTCTGGATAGAGCGGACTCCCAGTTCCGCCCAATTTTATGGCGTTCAGAAACAAATGGGGCGCAAGGGCTGGTACAGGCTGGGATTCAGAGAAACCGGGCTACACAAAATCGACCGCCCTTTAATATTATCGCAGATGCTGAGAGTATTGGCAAAGACGCACGAATTGATCGTATATTAGGACCATTGAGGAAAGGGAACGTCTACGTCCATATTACTTTGACAAATTACCTGAAGGATATGGACGATTGGCCTTCGCCAGCAAGACGGGACAGGTTGGACGCGGGAGAAAAGGCAATCAGGGAAGCGATGCCTCCGCCGCGACCTCCGACACTGAATGCTGAAGGTTTTTATGATGACGAGGAAGTCGAAGTTCAAGATGACTCAAGCTGGATAACGGTATGATTCAGGCTGGCTTTGAACAGGGAATAGGCATAGGGCAGATGGCCCAGATTGAGGATGAAGAACTTCTTCCTTCGAGTCGGGACGGTCTTCTTGGTGCTCTCGATCCGCCTCCGCACACGTTAAGCATTGATGCCGCTTCCAAATCAAACATCAATGGCAGTGATGTTCATCATGAAATTGAAGAGCGCCTGACGGCGTTTCGTTCGTTTCATGATCGAGCTCTTCGTGGTATGGAAATGATCTGGGGCGGGCATTATACGGCTGCTGAAATCGCCGCAATGAAACGCCAGAAGATGACCCCGATCAAGATGAATTACTTGCGTCAGGCCGTTCGTTCTCTTGTTCGGTATTATACCGCAAATAATCCGTCATTTGATGTTGTTGCGATGGAGGGCGGCGACGAACAAATGGCTTCGGTATTCGGTTTCCTGTTGCGGCGGATGTTTCATATCAGCCGTGGCAACATGCAGATGCAACGAGCTGTCAAATGGCTTATCGGTTCTGGGCAAACCACGATTGTCCCCTATTGGGATGCCTTAGCCGAGCGCGGCAGGGGTGATTTGAAGTTCCGACATTGGCCTACCCACCAATCTCTTCCTGATCCATATTCACAAGACCCGCTATATACCGACACCGACCTTTGGCTGTTGTTCCAGTATGTAACACCACAACAGGCAATGCGTCATTATCCTCATCTGGCACAGGAACTCCAGTATGTGGCCTCTGTGCCGGATGTTTCCAGACCGGGATCGAACTGGACAACACACGAAGGTGTCCCGTTTCAGGAAAATCAGAACGCCTCGATGTTACGCCAGTCCCAAGCGTTCCGTAGAACATGGGCTCCTCTGTATGTTTTACACACACCGTATGATACTTTTGAATTTAATATGCCACCGGATACAATCCCGTGGGCATTGCAGTTGTTACAGCAACAAATGGCCCGAATAGAAGTTCAGTCACAGAATATTTACGAGACATCGGTATTTCTGGACCGTCTGCAGGTTAGCCCGTGGATGAAATTATATACAGACACCTGCCCCGTGGTTTCGACTTCGTATGAGGATACGGGCGGCTATGAACCGATGTCCAATACACAACCAATGGGCGAGCCTGAATTTGTCCATGAAGTTGTCAGAACCTTGAACAAGGCAATGTCAACTGTCATGCTTCATGCCCAGCAAACCGCAAACCCACGCATTGCTTATCCTACCGGATCACTGCAGGGAGCTCAGAATGCCCAGATGGACAAGGCTCGCCAGATGTTCAGTGCGCCGGGATCACATTTACCATTTAATGGTCAGACTCCACCGATCACGCTTTCACCAACCCCGATGAACGAGGCGTTCTATGGAATTTACCTCGAAATGGCTAAATTCCTTCGTGAAACAACAGGGTCTGACGTATTCCTGCACGATGCTCGGGCCGCCGAAACATGGCACGGGTATCTTGCACAGCTGGAAAACGCGAGAGAACAGGTTGGTGATGTCACTGATCGAATCGAAGCTATGCTCGTCCAGCTTGGTTCAGCGTCTGTCCAGATGATGCAGCAGTATTATGCTGGTCAGCCCAGAACATTCCGCATGATGAATGATCGTGTTGCAAAAGAACGTCAGGTCCGTGTGAATGATGTGACTGCAATTGGTCCGGGGATTATTGGTAAATTGCTGGATGTTTCGCAGGGTCGGTATGATGTCCAAGTCGTTGGAGGTTCTTATGCTCCTACCCAGCGCACGGCAAAGTTGTCTGCCATGCTTGAACTTGCGCGTGAAGGCATTGTTGATGGTACGGAAGTGCGGAAGCTGGCTCCGATTGAAAATCCGCAGGAAATAGAACAGCGGATGGGCGAAGTTCAGAAGATGCAGCACCTGCTTGAGGCTTATGAACGTGATCTCAGTCAGAAGAATATCCTGTTGCGGCAGTTCTTGAAGCAGGTTATGGAAGCTGATCGTATGATCGCGAAAGTGCAACTTACCGGCGAAAAGAACGTCGAACTTGAAAAATTCCGAGCTAAACTGGCTCTGATGGCAGCAGAAGCAGAACAGGAACTTGAAAAAGAAGGAGCTGAAGGATGAAAAAGCCCTGCTTTGGACTGTGGATTGTTTTGCTGATCGCAGTCCTCATGGCCCTGCCCGCACAGGCAGAAGACTGGTGGACAAACACGGCACATTTGTATCATCCCGCTGTTGGTGATACGGCGGAAGATGCATTGTCAACAGATTCCATCGTCACTTTCTCGTATCAGTTGGGACGATTACCGGCTGGTTATTTTTATCGTGATGATTGTCAGGCAGCCATTCGGTTAAAACTCGAATGTTTGGATGATGAAGATTCGTCTGGGACACAAGCACTTCGAAATCTGCAATGGTTTATGTCTGATAATGATTCTTCTGAAGGATGGTTTTCCCAGCGGCGTACTTTCTTTTGGGATAGTACAAAGGGAAGCCCAACCATTGGGACTTATCCGATTGTAGAAAAGTTGGACTCTATTGCGGATTTGGACACGAACACATGGGTTTGGCTATGGCTTGAGCCGCAGAAGGAATCATTGTACGATACTGCAAAAGCGGGGCGGCTCCGATATGAGCCGTACCCAACAACTGGAAATTTATGGGTAGAAATGGATTTTGTTGATTATACGAACGGCGATTCCATTAAGATTTCTGTTGAAAAAAGAGTAATTCAGTGGGACGAATAGCGTTCCACATTTAACCACTTGCCAAAGTGGAGACCCCGAATGGGAAATTCGCATAGCGGAGACCCCCAGATGGAAATTCACGACCGGAGGCAAAGATGGACCCGAGGATGGCAGCAGACATTTCCCCAACAGGGGATGTTCATCAGGGTGGTGAAATGGATCTACCGCCAGCACGAAACATGCTGAACGGTGGTATACCACAACCACAACAACCAGTAACACCCAGACCTTCAGACCAGATTATGGGACAGCCGCCTGCGGCAGATCCATTTTTTGCGCCAGAAGGTGCTGGTAACATGCAACCGCCGGTTGAAATGGATGTTCCTTCTCCGAGAGAACGATTTGAATCGTTCACTCAGCCGAAGCCACAGCCACAGCCGGATGTGCAAACTCAAAGCGGTTTTGGGCCGAGAGATGCGTTTTGGATGAGTCAGGCGCATCAAACTCAAAATCAATTGAACGGTGTTTTGAACCAGCTCGGTTTGAATAACCCAAATCAATTGACTCCAGAACTTGTATCCAACATTCGTCAATCCTTTGCCAAAGGTACGGAGCAAGAAGAAGCTCCGGGACCGCCCCCAATTCCAGAGGGTGGCATTGATACCACGGATGAAGACGGTATGGCGAAGTTGGGTGATTGGATGCACCAGCTTATTGGTTATTCCATGAATGACCACATGAGTAAGCATGAAAGTCGTCGAGACCTGATGGACTCGTTGGCTGCACAGCATCCTGAACTTCAAAATCCCCAGCAAAGGGATAACTTCCTCAAGTTTATGGAAGATCCGGGCAATTGGTCGCCTGAGATTTTTTATCAGGTGTATAACCAAACTCAACAGCAAGCAGCAGGTAACAACATGTTTCCACCGCAAGGAATGCCACCGCAAGGTTATCCTCAGCAGCCTCAGCAGCCTCCGCAGATGCAGCCGCAACCGCAGATGCCGCAGCAGCCGATGATGCCTCAGCCGGGACAACCACAGGTGCCAATGCAGCCGATGTCGCCGCAGTTTGCACAACAGCCGCCAATGGCTCCGCAGTGGAATCCAAACATGTATTATCAACATCCATACGGACAGCCCCCGACCATCATGAATGTTCAGCCGCGTGGATTCCCACAGCAGCCGAACCAGCAGATGCAACCGGGAATGGGCGATCCGGGCGATATTGAATTCCAGAAGACCATCAAGGATTTGCATGACAAATCCCGTGCGACTTCTTACCTGTGATAGCTGAAGAGTCGGAACTCTGACTTGAGGAGCAACGAAAAGGAGTTTTATCGTGGCAATTTATAATCCGGGCTCTGGTAGCTCGCCTGCCAACATGTGGAACACTTATGTAGATGCTGGTAACAGTGTTTATGGTCCGATCAGTGAACGGCGCGTTCGTGATTTGGATTCGGTGATTCACTGGCTTGAACCGGATCAAACGCCGTGGTACACCTTCTTGACCTCGCTTCCGGCTCGTACAACTGTGAACCCGAAGTTCGAGTGGTTTGAAGGTGATGCACTGGCTCGATCCGACACTGTATCCAGTGGTGATACATGGGCCAGTAATGAAGCGACCCTCACCATGTCGGATGGCGATCTGTTCCATACTTACCAGATCGTTCAGATGCAGTACACTGACGTCACAGCATTTAACGTCATTGCGATTGTGACGGGTGTCAGTGGAAACAATGTTACGTTCAAAGGCATTACCGGTCATGCAACTTCCACTGTTGCGAACGATACCGTTGTGGAAATCATCGGTACAGCGCACCCGGAAGGTTCTGGTCGTGGTGAAGCACACATGCAGGCGATGGTTCCGAAAAGCAACTTCACTCAGATTTTCAAGTCCGAAGTTGCAATGTCGGGTACTGCTGTACAGGCTGCATGGTACGGTATGGACGAATGGAAGCTCCGTGTCATGGAAGCAACCGTTGCTCACAAGAAGGACATTGACTTTGGCCTTCTGATGGGTGAATGGTTTAACTCCGGCACAGAGACTTACGACAACAACGTCTTTTCCGGTTCGACCATGTACACAGCTCACCGTGCTTCGCGCGGTTTCTACCGCTTCATTTCCACCAACAGCGGTTCGGCGGCTGACACTGATTACACGCTGCGTTCCGGTGGCACCAACTTCTTCTACACGGCCCGTCAGTACCTGCGGTATGGTTCAAAGCGGAAGATCCTCATGGTCTCTGACTATGTGGCTGCGTTCTATCAGCTGAAGGATTTCCTCGAAGACACACCGCAGGTTCAGATTGAAAAGCCGCGTACCACGAAGCTGGGCTTCAACGCGCAGTCGTTCCTGACACCGTTCGGCACCGTTGATCTCGTCATTCACCCGCGCTTGTCCAGTTCGGATTACTCTGGTTACAATTTCTGGATTGATCCAGCAAATGTCCGTCGCCGTCCGATGCGGAACCGTGACACGAAGTACCGTCCGATTCCGTTCACCGGTCAGGACTCGGTTGAAGGCGAAATCCTGACAGAGGTCGGCCTGCAGTGCATGCAGGAACAGACCCACGGTTTCTTTGAAATCACGGGTCTGACCTCATAACCTGAAATCTTCTGGGGAGTTTCGGCTCCCCAGATGATTCTTTTGTTTGACGGAGGAAGGTATCGTGCCAAAGAAATCCACCAAGAAAACCGGTGCAGCCAAGAAGCGGCAATCCTTCACTTTCCTTTCTGTCCATAAAGGATTTCACGTCATGCTTGGCGGCGAATTCCGACCTGTTCATTTCCGTAACGGCGTTTTCACGACAACCGACGAAAAGCTGGCAAAGGCTTTGCAGGAAGCTCCCACTAATGGGAAGTATTACAGCCTGCTCCCGGTAGATGTCGAAGAAAACTTTGCTCCGTATATGGATGAAACCGGTCCAAAAATGGGCATTGATCTGGAAGAGCTGGATGTCATGTCGTATTCTCAGCTGAAGCGAATTTTTGTCAAGACTCATCCTGAACTTCCGGTTCCGAAGGGTACTATTGCTATTCGAACCGCAGTCAAGGAACTTCTTCAGAAGGATTTTGATGTTCTTGAAAAAGAACACATGAAATCTCTGGAGGAAAAGGTTGCTGAAATGAAGGGCAAGTAGAATGAGCCCAAATGAAATGCTTGCGGATCTTCGGGTAGCTATTGGTGATCCCGGTGGTACGAAGCATGACGCCAGTTACCTGTTACCAATGTTCGATAAGGCGGCGGCAGCACTTTGTCGTGCTCTGCCGCCCGAACATCTTGGTGTTCGTGTTGAAACAGAAAATGTGACGTTTGCCGCAGAAGATTTAAGCGGAAGTTATTCGACTTTTGATAAGATTCAAGCGTCTGCATTTACTGCTGGGGCTCGTATTGTCCAGATTATCCCTCAGTGCTGGTTGACAGCAAACGCTAAACCATCTAAGCAAATTACAGTGGTTCTTAGTGAGCCGAAAGATGATATAGAAACGAACACATATACCAAATCAAGCCTGACAGATCCGACCATGTATATCCAGAACAACGCTTTCTGTTATTACACAGGAAGTGCAACAAACTGGAGTCATGTTGTTCAGTGCCGATTTGTTACGGTGCCAACAGCTGCTTTTGCAGCAAGTGGTAGTGAATATGCAGATATGCCAGAGGTTCTGCATGGTTTAATGACACAGATTGCTTTGGTACACCTGTTGATTTCTGAAGAAGAAGAAACACTAGCATTGGCAATATGGAATAATAACGTGTTGCCAGAATTGCAGCTTTATGGTGTGAAACTTCAATATCCGGGGAGGAGAAAGTGACTGGCGCAACGATGATTGAGCGAGCACAGATTCCTCTGATTGCTCGTGATATTCCGGCTCATTTCCGGCGCGATGCTTTGCTGCAAGAACTGATCGTTGAAATGCAGAACACTCTGATTCAATATCTTGGGTGTGTGACAGAAGAGTGGTTTCTGAGATTTTCAGCAAATCAGCAAATGTATCACATGTCTTCCAAGCCGTTCCGTGTCGAAAATGCGTGGTTTGGACCTCGGAAGGCTGACACAACGCTTGATGCTTCTGGTGGTGTTCCGGCCTTCAGCGGCACCGGTATTGGTGCGACGATTGCTGATGTGGTCCTTGATTCTCTGGACAAGATTTATATCGGTGACATCGTTTACTTTGTTTCCGGTGAGGTTGCTATCAAGGTGACTTCAATTGATACCGGCGCAAGTTCTATTGATGGGACTTCGATTACTGATTTCAGCGCGTGTACTTTGACTGACGAAGAAGTTGTTGAGGTCATTTCTTCCAGTCCATCAAATCTTGGACAGGTGGATTTATACGAGAATGTGTTTAACAACAAGAACGTAACGTACAACTATTATCAGGGGACTCCTTTCTGGGCTTGGGATGGGCAGGACCGGATTGTTATTGAGCCATATTCAACCGAAGCCTTTACCCTGATGATCAAGGTTTGGCCTCAGATAACGACATATAGTTCGACTCTGCGAGTTGATGCTCGTTTTCACGAGGCCATGCTCAAGTGGTTGGTAGCGTCTGTTCTTTCAGAGATTGGGCATCAGGACGCGCCGTATTTCGAAGCACAGTTCCATCAAAAAATGGGACCGTTGGCGAGCCTGTTTGTACAAGCAACACCTCCAGAGGTATTGCAACTGCAACCGATGGATTGGGGAGATTCTCCTCATGCGTAGAAAGCGATCAAAAGTATATCCAATCAGGATATTTGGCGGGTTGCATGAAGGAATTGATCCAGCAGATCTGCCGGATGATACCCACTTTGCCCAAATTTGTCAGAACTTCGTCACAATCCCCAAGATTGGCGCTTTGACGAAAATCGCCCCTGTGGGAGTTGGTGGTGGTCCGGGTGGACCCGTCCCACCGTGGGGATACAGATGGGGACGATCTTACGATTATAATCCCGATCCAAAGAAGGGTGATGGGGGCGAGGCCCGTTTTATCACCGACTTTATGGACCCGTTGCCTCCTTATAGACGCCACAACGGAAACCCATTTCTGTTCTTCGAGTATAGCGGCAGTCAGTATTATGCCCAAAGCATGATCTGTCGCAGTTCGCGAGATACCAACGACTATCACCTTCATGGCCCGATTTGTCAGATTGACAAAGGCCCGAATGTGACTGATTTGACAGAAGTTATTAATGGCGCAAACACCGCTTTGATCGGTGGTGGCAACATGATCAGTGCAGAAGCTGATCGTTACCATCGAAATATGCCGGGGACGGGAATCGAGGCAGGCGACCCCGGCACTCTGCCGACTGGGGACAAACAGGTGTTTGCGTTGACTGGTGTTACCGAACGTGATAGTGGCTACAACAACCTCATTGGCGGTGCCATCAGCATGTTTTATGATGAAGATGTTGATGAAACATGGCTGCTTCAAGACGGTCACACTCGTTATGAAGAAACTGGTGATCCAGAAGATGGCACCACAATGGTCGAGACCACTGTCAAATATTGGGCTCGCTTAGCCGTTTGGCACGATGACGCTGTTGATGGTGCTACCCGTGTAGACATTTGGGACGAATCGAAAGATTACGCAGACGCTTACACCGATCGCCCTCAAACCATTCCATGTGAAGGCAATTCTGTAATGGTGATGAATGATGAGAATGGAGATTCTCTTGTCACAATCGCCCAAACATTTGAGTATTACGCTACTTACCGTCACTGTATTCGTCTTCGTACTATGACTGTGAATCGCACAGGCGGGGAGCCGGTTTCTCTGAGCGCCGATGATGATGTTACAATTCCCAATGCCGGTAGCCCACAGCTTTCATTAAGGCAGGACGGGAATTTCGAAACTGGTGCGCTGTTCTATCAAAAATGGGACGCTTCAAATGAAGTCTGGAAATTGGTCTATCGCACAATCACTGTGACTGGTGGTGATATTGTTCTTGGAAGCGAGACGAATGTTACTGACGGTTCAAATACCTATACCTGCAAAGGCGGAACTCCAATCTGGGTAGACCACGATAATGATGATGTGACAAAAGTGTTGGTTGGGTATGTACACCCAGATGGACGCATCCGTGTTCTTTACGAAGACAGTGGGTCAGTTTATGGGGTACATAATACTGGGATTGTTTTTGATCACATCAGTGGTTTTGATGTTGGGTCATATCGTATTACAGAAAGCGGGCCGGTTTACACCCGCGTCCCAATTTATGGCTGGACAACAGGGTCGACTATCACTTTCCGCAGGTTGATTTCCGATTCATGGCGTTCCTTTTTGCAGATCCCATTTGAGACGGATTGCTGGCGGATCGCTCTCTGGAAAAGCTCTTATTATTACCAAGATATAGACGAAAAATTCTTTTTCGGCATTTTGGGCTCTTATAGTTCAATTGATACAGACCTGTTTGTTGTAGAGGCGTACGCCGAAACAGAAGTTCCTGTCTATTATAATGCGATTCCGTTTTCTACTTATCATGTGGACGAGCAAATCCAGATTGCAATAGATGCATGGACGCAAAGAGGTGGTCGGGCTATTTATTTCTATGATAGGCTTCATAATTCATTGTTTGGGCCAGATATTGACGATTACTCTGATTTTGAAGATCAAAGTACGATGGCGGTGTTTGAGGACGCGGTATATGTCTCTTTCAACAACAATGTCCCCGGATTAAAGCTATGGCGTGATTATGTAAATGATGAATGGATTGTTACCAACATTGCTGCTCTTGCATACAAAAAAGCGCCGGGGATCACGTTTGAAAACCGTTATTATCGATCCCCTCGCGAACATTATAGGATCGGTGGGGCGACACCTGATGCGCTGGACTCAACAACAAGATATGACATAGCTGTTATCACAGAGATGCATAATGGAGAATATTCAACTCCGGTAATGATTGATCAGTCAATTCGTCCGGATCAGTTTGGAACCACACAGGATTGGTTCATCACCGTAATCGGGCTGGGGGCAAGTAAGCAGTGGGGTCGAAATGTAAAACGCCTTCATGTGTTTATCCGCAAAAGCGATATGACGAATTACCACGAGAGGGATAATTTCGCCGGGTTTACTTTAGCGGAAATTCTTGAGAAAAGTAAGTATTATCGTGTACCAGAGATCGATGCTTTTTATATGGACCCGTCTGGCGGAACGGTTGGAAGAACATCCTATACCGTTAAACACATGGACTCCAGCTTTATAGATGAGGTTCCTGCGGAATGGGCGGCGTCTAACCAATGTCCTGTCATTTATTACATGCGTAATGCTCGCACGGGGAAGTATTGGAAAATCGTTGGTCGTGAAGGCGGTAATTCCCGCGTTGTTTTTGCCGAACCGACTGATTTTCTCACTATGCACAGTGAACCTGACATTGCAATCCTGTGTTGGAAAATTCGCAACACCCAAGCGGGAGCTGGTTTTGGGCTACCAATTGTTGGATTTGATTCTGAAACGAACTTGCCGCTGGAAAACCTGCTTGGTTATTCTCCGCCATTTCCATTGGATGAAGAAAGGGAAATCATTACAGAGACGTTGACATCGGGTGCTACTACGTGGTCTGGCTCTTATGGGGAAGAATATGGCGAATGCTCCCCTATTGTTGATGAAGAAGAAGATTTTTATGTGGGTCAATTGGTATCAATCGAGACGGCTGATCCCAACAAGCCTGTTGTTTTTGCAAGGGTTGATAACGTAGATGATTTAACCTCAACTATTACTTTGATGGCGCTTGAAAGTTTTCAATATGATATTTACGGAACAGTTGACGGGTCTCAGGTTAAAGGTTATGCTACAGCCGCCGTTCGTAGCCAAATGGTTTGGTCGGACGTTGTCGGCGGTCATAATGGGCGCGTGTTCTTTGGCAACGCCAATATAGATCCTGTAAATGCTTATGATGACACCAGAACAGAACACCCGACTTTGGCGTGGTCGCACCTCTATGGTCACTCTATGCCTGACCATGTGCCAGCCGCTAACGTGCTCCGGCTGGACAGTCATATTATTGCAATCTGTAAAGCGGGCGACCGTATTGTCATGATGAAAGAGGATGGTTATTCCGTTGCTTATGTGTCTGGCTTAGAGACCGAATGGACCATTCAGGATTCTTTCCCCGGCCCCGGCACCACAGCGAAGAACAGCGTGGTTGTCTACGGTGATGTTATATTTCATCTGGATGGCAGGCATTTCCGTATGTCCCAGTTAAACGGCGTCTCGCAAGTGATTTCAGAAGAGATCCATGAAACACTCGGCCTGCTTGACAAAAGCATTCGAGATACGTGTTATGGGGAATACTTCGAACATGAAGGGCGTCCAATGATCTTCTGGGGATTTATTGGCGATACGACAGCGTTTCTTTTCAACATCCTTGAAGGGACTTGGTTTGAAATTACAAATGCGAGCGGCGTGAAAGCTGTCTGCCGTGATCCCAATAACGAAGATTTGTTGCTGATTAAATCGGATCAGGTAATCTGGTTTCCTGTAGACAATCCGCCCGATGTTGTACCAAAATGGAAATCTAAACGAATCGACTTTGGTCAGCCCGGACAGGAAAAAATCTTTGAGGGGATCGATATTGAATTTGCTTCAAACACGAATATTCTGGTAAATATCTATATTGACGGGAGTTTGATCAATACAAACGACTGGGGGTATTTGTCTGATACTGCCAGCGAGCGCGTAATTCGAGACCTAACTTTGCCAGCGGACGTGCGTCATGGGCGTTATATTGAAATTGAGGTAACCCTTAACACGACACTGCAAGATGAAGACACAAACACACACCTTACCGTCTATGGGATCAACCTCTACTGGCGACCGGGCTCGCGGTTCAAAGACTCGAACCCAGCCCCAAGTTAAATCGCCACAGCTGGATAGAGAGTTGAAAAACCTGAAAACGGATTTGCTGCGCGAGCGCCGTCAGTACAAAGCGACTGCTGAAAACCTGCGAACGCATCAAAACTATATGTATGATCAGCTCCGGGAGCTCTGGGCTGAAATTGAAGGTCTTGGTGGTGGTGGTGGTGGAGACATCCCCGACCCGACGTAGGAGATTATCATGGCGGCGGCGGCGGGGACGTTCCGGGTGGTGACTAGGAGGCAAATATGCTTTGGTGGATTCCTTTAGTAGCTAGTCTTGCTGGCAAGGTTGCTGGCAATCTGTATGGTGGTCCCGCTCCAGATATCAAGCCACCGACAACTCTGAACGATTCCCAGAAATGGGACGCCCGTTCGATGGTGCGTCCGAAGTTTCAGCCATTATATGGCGAAGCCTATCGCAGAGGTCGTCAGACGCAGGCCCGCGCCAGCGCTGGTTTATACAGTCGCGGCCTTGGTAAATCCGGTGTGTCTGCTTCTGTCGAAGCCGGAATCATGAGTGACACAGCAAACACCGTTGGTGGTATTGACGCTGACCGTGCTGCAGCAGAAGCTCAAGCAGAATATGCAAAGCTGCAAGAATTACGCCAGAATTATATGATGCAGTTCCAACGCGACACTGACGAGCGCGCATATAAACGCTCTTTCTTTGACGATGCTATTGACACCGGGACCAGTCTTTTTTTGCTTGATGCGCTGGGTGGTGCAGAAAAAAACGGAGGCAAGGCTGCCGCCAACATGTTCACCAAAGGACAGCCTGCGGAAAATTACGGCGGAATTGATTTAACACAAAACGTTGATCTTGGAAGCATGTTTAACTGGCAATTCTCTAGTTGGAGACCACCGAGATGACAGCCAAGGCCGCAGGAGATTGGTTCAGGGGTATGACAATAGATCGTTGGGTAACTGTTGTTTCAGTTATCCTGTTGTTGGGATGGTATGCCTCCAATAACCTTTTTGCCGTTGATTATGCTTCAGCTACACGGCATCAAGAGCAAGCTGAACAGATTGGAGAAATTCAACAGATCCTTGTTCATCTTGAAGACACAAAGGTTAGTCGAACTGAAATGTATGAATATATTAGTCAGCTAACCGAAGAGGTCACGCAAATTCGTATTATGATGGCGGCACAAGTCGGCATAACCAGCTCGGACCCATGATGCTTCAGGATGAACGTGACTTACAAATGAAAGAGGCGGCTTGGTCTTGCTTCACCGATTATAATCACATGTGGTTTAATGTGAATTATGATCCAAAAACATGGTCAGAGCACATTGAATTTGTGCTTCGTCTTTACGATGCGGTTCTGTCGAAAGCAACAGAGCTGGATTGGACGGTTGATGTCAAGGAAAAGGCTTTACAATTCCTGAAGGGAAGAATTATCACACCGCTGATCAATATTGAAGAGCGGGACAACCTGTTGGAACATCTACTTGATGCTGGATTGACCGTTCGTAACATGGCTGTGGAGGAACATCATGGGTAAAATGACCGATATGATTATGCAGATTGCGATTCAAGATGCGTTTCGTCGACGTTTTGCTGCTAATGATCCAGCCGCTCAACAACAGCTGCTTAATGCACGGTTATACGGTGAGCGCACTCAACAGACGATTAATGAAACGCGCGCGAATCGGGAACGAACTACTGTAGAAAATACCCGTGCTGATGCTGCTTCTGATGCTGCCGGACTCTTTTTGCAAGAGTGGAATACGGCGTATTCTGGATATGGTGCTTCTGAAGATTTGGACGAACCTGCCGAGCTTCGCGCAAGAGTTGAACCTTTAATGAACAAAGCAGCTGGACTTGGTTTTAATACGGGTCCATATGCTCAAACACTTCAAACCGTTCAAGGCATCGATCAATATCGTCAGGTTACAGAGAAAAACATCAGGGATATTTTTGGGGATGAGGAGTTTTCAATCCCAGCTGGGATGACTACTGATCAGATCAATAAATATGCTGATGATTACCGAATGCGTTGGAGAACCAAGTGGGACGCAGAAAGCGCACCATACGAATTGCATGGGTTCCGAACCCACAATAACATTGAGTATGCTGTCGATAAACGCGGTTATATCATGGGGACACAGACCGCGTGGACCGACTTCCAGAGAATGGAAAATGCTGGATTGCATCAAGCCACTGAGCTTGGTTCTCGTCAATTCTTAGGTGAACGTCTTACAGAAGATACTGTCGGTCAATATGTCAATGACTTAACACGCATTGCTTATTCGATGGAGAAAGATCCTGAACTTTGGGGACTTTCTGAAGAAGAAGCCGCAGGAGCAATTAGTCGCTTCCGGGCTGATGCGAACCTGCTTTTGAACATGCCTCATGATTTTGAAGACCCATATTATTTGCCGCGTGGGGAAGTAGAAGATTTCGACACCAATATGTTGTTGTCATCTTTTTCAGCTACGCCGCAAGGTGTTCAGAATTTCAAGGATTTCCACAGAAGTTATACGCTCGCCGGGAAAGATGCGAAGCGGGAAGAAGCTGAGGACTGGGAAGAGGATTTCTTTGAAGATTATGCGGCCTTCCTTGAAAAGGCTGGGGCCGGTAAAGCGACTTTCAAGATAGCTGATGGTTCAACTGTTATGGTTGAAAAAGCTGAGGATCATTTCCGTAATCGGATGAACGCCCGTTTGAAGGATCTGGTCGGCAAAGCGCCAAATGTATTCACAACCCGCTTCTCCAAAGCTCATATCAGTGCGGAACTTCCGGTTAGTCAACACGATATTATGTTGATCGATCAAGTTATGCCCGGATACCGTGACAAATTCCTTGATTATTATTCTGCACCAGAAGAAACCTCTGAGGGTGATCAAGAAGAGGTCACAGAAAATGTTGATTTCTTTGAAGTTATGATGATCAATGATCCTTCCAACCCGCTTTGGGATGAACACGGTATGCCGGAAACCTTCAGAGAAGGTGCCAAACTTATTGCTGATGGTATTATTGATAACGTCCCTAAAATTCCGGGCGCGACTGTTCGGTTTATGCGTGATGTATCATGGATGACAAGGAATGCCGTTGGAGCTACTGCGGGTTTGTATGGTGACTTTTATTCTGGGGATAGTCTTGCTGGTGTTGCTTATGAACAACGCATGAGCGATCTTATGCTTGAATACTTCAAGCGCCGTGGGACTTATACGCCGTCAGGTAAAGAGTCCGCTCCGTGGCCTATTCAACAGCCGTAGGGGGATTTTGTGGCAGAACCGCGTGTTCAAATTGATCGTAATACGTTAGAGAATATCCTCCATCTCGAACGAGCGGCAAGTGGTGTAAACGGGTCGTCTGCAACAGACGGAATCCGTGCGCTGAATGGTATTTACGAACAGTACCCACTGTTAATGCGTGAAGCCGAACGTATGATCCCATACGAAGTTGGCTTTAACGATGCTGCCCGTGATACCAAAACCCCTCTTGGTGCATATTTCTGGAAGTCGTTTAATCGCCAGCTTGAGACGATAGCGTTTCAGGGTGCAAAAATGGCTGCGGCTATTGGCGATTCTTTTGCTGGCGAATTTGTTTCCAATATGGAAAATGCTGGTATTCGTGAGCCTGGAGATTTATATCGTCAGGAAAAATACCAAGACATTTCAAATCCTCGTACCACACTGGAATATTTATATTCTGGTGGTGGTGCCATGCTTGCTGATCTTCCTCTTTTCCTTGCACTTTCTGCTGGTTCTGGCGGTGTTCTTAGCGGAGTTGGGCTTGGAATGCGCGGAGCCGCCGTAGCAAAACTATTCTCTCGCGGGAAAGATATTAGCCGATTTGGTGGATTTATGCAACGGCTGACATCCTCAGCATTGCGCGATTCATCAACCTTCATGATTCATCATTCGATCATGTCGGGTCATCCTGATCCCAAAGCAATTCGTTCTGGTATGATGTTTGGTGTTGGTGGTGAACTGGGCCGTACTCTCGGCATGACGATGGCAATGAATATGAAGCCGTCTGCTGGGGCTATTGTTGCTGGTGTGGCTGGTTCTGTCGCCGCCGGTCTTTCTTTTGCTACTGATTCATATATCCACCAACAGGATGCTGCAGAAGATTATTGGAAAACCCTTCCGTTTGAACGTCGTCCCGCCAAGATGGAAACCGATTGGAATGATATTGCCGCATCCTTTATTTTAGGTGCAGGATTTCATTCTCTTCATGCCGCAAAAGACTTTAAGAATTTGAAATACTGGCTCGAAACCACCAAGCCAATTCGTGACGCGAAGCGTGATTTTGACAAGTTTTTGCGTGGGATTGAATCGGGCAAGGTCGGTTGGGATGAGATGCTTGGGCTGAAAGCTGACCCAAAGGGGACGGGTCGCGAGCAGCCGCTGCCGGATGCAGATATTACTCCAGAAATGATTGCGGGTGGTTTTTTCCGTGGTGCTGCTTTTGGAGAATCCAGAGCTACAGGACTTCCCAAAAAACTGTCAGGAACCGATTGGCGGAAACGAATTGATCTTGCAATTCGCAAGTTGTCGCCAATTCTGGACGGACGTGATAAAGTCCAGATTCGGGAAGAGTTGATTGAATCGTTTGATCGTCTCTATAGTAAAGATACAACGATTGACAAGGAGAATTACGAGTCTGCTGTTCTTCAAGCCGCTGGTCGTAATATCGAAGCGTTTGTAGAGAACTTGGGGACAGAAACGCTTTTCGGATATTATAAAGCGACCAAACATCTCCGTGAAATGCTGGACAAAAAAGGCGTTAATAAGAAGGCGTTGGCACGAATTGATCAACTGCATGGGGAAGGCGCAACCGCTGTTGATGTTCTTGACGCTTACTTGATTGCTAGTCATTTACTCAGTAATCAAACCGATTTCGCGGAATTGCTTGCGCGGCGTGCAAATTTATCGAATCGGAAAAAGAAGACATTTAATTTCCGTGATCAGAAAATTGAGTCGATGGAAGATGCCCAGAGTATCGAACAACATATTGTCGAAAAGATGGGGCAAGCTCGCGAAAACAATGATCAAAATGCTATCCGAGAAAATCAACGTGCGCTTTCCGAACTTCAAGGTATTATGGAACAAATGGAGTCGGAGCGTATTGTTGAGCCCGGAGGTGTTGTTGAGCGGGGGACTGAACCAAGAGTCAGTGAAAGCAGACAAGGAGGTAGGTCTGAATCCGGTATTAGTGAATTGTCAGAACCACACGGTGTTTCTCCCCGTGAGATGTCCGGTTTCAAAGCTCATGTTGCACGCGAAGCGGAAGTTATTCGCGAAACTGGTTATAAAGCCGAGGAACCAGCTCGCCCAGAAGCAGCGGATACAAGAAAAGGCCCGCGACAAGAGGGTGAGATCATCGAGGGACGAGGTGGGCCGAGAGAGCAAGCAATTGTTGAAGAAGGTGGTCCACAACCTATCGGTGATGCTGCGGTAGCAGAAAGCAGGACAAAAGCATCAGACCTGAAAATTGTCACAACAAAAACGGGACAAAAACAATATCGGTATAAAGGCAGAATTGTCAGCAAAGACCGATATATG